TAGTGACCCGAAAGCGTATGCAAACGAAGAATTTATAGGCTACTATTGTGAAAAATGCGATGAAGTCTACTGCGGTTCGATTTAAAATTACTGCTAACGTTTGGTGGCTTGGCGAAGTACCGCCTAGCACAAATGTTGAATTATAGTACAAAGGCTTATGGCGGTATTTTGCCAAACCACTGTTATAAGCCGTTTTTTTCTTGGTTTGGTGTAACAATTTAATTTAAAAACAATGTCAAAAAAAATCTTCAAGTATCAATTAGAAACAACAGATGTTCAACAAGTAGAAATGCCACAAGGTGCAGAGATACTTTGTATTCAAACTCAAAACGGAACGCCTTGTATTTGGGCTTTAGTTGAACCAAACGCAACTATAACAAAACGAGCTTTTGAAATATTTGGAACTGGTCATAATGTGCCTGAAAATGGAAACAGAAAATACATTGGCACATATCAATTAAATGGTGGCAGTTTAGTGTTTCATTGCTTCGAGTTGTTTGGTCTGTCCTAAAATGGCTTATAACGGCTGCGTATAGGCGGTCGTTTTAATGCCGCCTATACGTTGTTATGGGCAGTAGCGGTTTATTAACGGAAAATTTAATTAGAATGAAGAAATACAAAACAATCATAGCCGACCCACCTTGGAAATATGAAGGACGTGGCCCAGCTTCGGCAAAAGAACACCGACCAAACAGTTACGGAGCAGCACCGAGTAGTGAAGAACGCTATGGGGCAATGACAATGGAAGAACTGAAACAACTGCCTGTAAAAAATATGAGTGAAGATAAAGCACATTTATACTTATGGGTAACAAATGCTTTTATTGAACGTGGGTGGCAGTTGTGTAAGGATTGGGGATTTGAGCCCAAAACAGTGGTGACGTGGGGCAAATTAAGACGTGCTGATGGTAAGCCAAGTATGAAAACAGGATACTACTTTAGGGGTGCAACGGAACACTTCATATTTGCCACAAAGGGGAATTTAAGATTGAAAGATAAGGCAGTTGAACCTACACTGTTTTTGAGCGAAAGATTGCCCCATAGCGTAAAACCCGAATGGTTTTATGAACTTGTTAATCGGTGTTCTTTTGACAATAAGTTGGAATTATTCGCAAGGAAAGAAAGAGAAGGCTATGATTGTTTTGGCAATCAAGTTACGAACTCTGTCAACTTGGAGCAGTATCGTAGCTATTGCCCATAACGGAAAAGCTAAACGATGGTTGGGATAGTCACAAACCCAAACTTCGATTAAAGACTGATTAAAAAAGTACAAACTGAACTTTAAATTTAAAAATTAACCCAACTATTGTTTAGCGAATGTTAGCAGTAGTTTTTATTCCACTAAATATGAAAAATAGAGAAAAGTTAGTAAAACAATTATTTGTTGGTAAAGTTTCTGAAATTTTAGGATTTGATAAAACATTAGAATTACTAAAAGAAGCAAACGATGCTTTTAAAAAATGCGAACACAACGAAGATAGTGACCCGAAAGCGTATGCAAACGAAGAATTTATAGGCTACTATTGTGAAAAATGCGATGAAGTCTACTGCGGTTCGATTTAAAATTACTGCTAACGATTGTATGTACGCAATTAACAATGTTAACCACTATGAAAAACAGCGAAAAAATCAAAAACAGGCTGATTCAGTGCGTTGAAGAAGGTGAATTAAGTCTTGGTGACATTATTGAAATCATTCAGTATTTGGTTAGCAAAGTTAACCTTACTACTCAGGCAAAATACGCAAAGAATCACGGCATCAGTCGGGCGGGAGTAATTAAAAGATTGAAAGGCGGAAAAGAAGCATTTATAGAAATAATTGGAAACAGATTTATAATTGACTAGACGAGAAAACAATGTTAATACCAAGCAAAGGAAAAGCAATTGAATTACTGAATAGATCACTTCCGTATCCTGACCAAATGAAGGATTTTGATTTAGAAAAAGATGGGGCGATTTATTTCACTTGGCGGCAGGTCAGGTACAAACTTGATTTAAATTATTGCCGTGTAGAGGAGTCTGAAGGTTCTTTTTTAACAGGTACAGACGCTTCGATTTTGATGGGACATCTTTTGAAATCCCAATTAGGGTCAGTACTGTGAAACTTGATCTTAAATCAGAAATGGACCGAAATAAGGCTCAGTTCTACTTGGATAAACTGATCACAAAGAAAGCTAAGATAGAGCTGAAGGAGGTTAAGAAAGCGGTAAGTGTAGATCAGTTCGCTTATTTGCACATCTGCCTTGGGTATTTTGCTTTACACACAGGTTATTCAATTACCGAGGCTAAAGACATATTCGCCGGACTTCTACCTGAATTGTTTTACTATAAAAAGAACGAGTATCAGTTTCGGAGATCAACCACTTCTTTTGACTCTAAAGAATGTACTGCGCTTATTGACTATGTTCGCGCTTTTTGTAATGACAACTTAGGTGTATATGTCCCAACGAGTGAAGAGTATTTGGTATCAAAATTTGAAATAGAAAGAGAACTTGAATCTGTGAAATGAAAAGATACAAACCTTACTTCCACGAAGAGTCAGGAATCACATTTACTGATTTCATGCAAGTCCGAAAATTTATTTGGGAAAATCGTCAACATAAATCAGAGATAAGCGGAAAACCGTTGGTGTACCCAAACAGTCATTTATTCCATCATCAATTCGCTCATTTGCTCGGAAGGAATTACACTTATTTTGTTTTGAACCCAGAGAATATCATGTTGATTACAGCGGATGAACACACCAACCAAGAACAATATCCCGAATTTATCAAACGTCAGGAAGAGATGAGACAGAAATACTATCAAATTTATTATAACAAACAGTTTTAAACTAAAAATAAAATGGTTAATACTCAAATTTTAGTAGGAAGATTAGGAAAAGATGTAGAATTTTCTACTCTACAATCGGGCAAATCAGTTGCAAAATGTTCTCTTGCGGTAAGCAAAAAATACAAAGTCAACGGGGAAACCAAGGAGGTGACATATTGGTTTAATTTGGAAGCATGGGACAAACTTGCTGAAATATTCAGGGATTGGACAAAAAAAGGGGATTTAATCTATGTTTCAGGGGAAACCTTAAATGAGATGTACGAGAAGGATGGTGAGAAAAAATATACCTCCAAAGTTAGGGTCAATGAAATGAAAATGCTTGGATCAAAAAATGAGTCAGGACAATCTACTCAAGCCCAATCAGTTCCTCCTGCCATGCAATCTAGGAATCAGCCTGTTTATGAAGAGGATGAAGGAGATAGTTTACCATTCTGATATATTTAGTTATGATACAACTACTACTTCATTTATGGGGTGATTATATCACTCAAAATCATTGGATGGCGACAAAGAAAATTCTACCCACGAAAGAGGGATGGTTGGCGTGTTTGACACACTGCTTACTTTACTCGCTACCATTCGCATTCATCACTTCTCCCTTGGGTTGGTTTGTGATATTTTCCACGCACTTCCTGATTGATAAATTCAGGTTGGCGAAATATGTAAATCAGGTAAAAAATTGGTCTTTCACCGACACAGGATTTCCTTCACAAACACCGCCTTTCTTGGCTGTATGGTTGCTGTTTATTGTTGACAATATTCTTCATGTCACAATAAATTATCTCGCTATAATGTATCTATGAAAGGTTGGTCCCAAAAACATCTATCGGGTAAAAAAGTCAGTGGCGACGTTGAGCCATACGGAGCATTTGCCAAAAAACTAGCTTTGATCGGTAATTTCGAGAAAGAGGTAAAGTTTCATCCGACTAGAAAATGGCGTTTTGATTTTGGAATAAGGGATATTCTTTTAGCGGTTGAAATAGAAGGAATAATGCCTGACTACAAAGGTAAATCCCGCCATACAACACTAGAGGGTTTTACTGAAGACAATTGGAAATATGCAGAAGCGGTATCTTTAGGTTGGCATGTCCTTCGCTTTACACAGAATCAAATCCATACTGAAAGATGTATAGAATTAATCAAAAAAACATTTGCTTTACTCAACATTGTTAAGTAAATTTGAATCATAGGAAATCATGGTTATTATGGGTTTATTACCTAATTAGTTTTGCCGCTGTCTTACAACGGCAATTTTACTTTAACGCAATCAATATGATCTCACTCAAAATATTCAGTGTCGAAAACAAAGAGTTCAGAGTAGATGCTGTGGTTAATGACAGCGAAGCTACAATTATGGAAAAGATCAGAAGTGATGCTGATTTTATGGTTCAGACTATCCATGATTCAATAATTATCATCCCGAATGAATTGAAGAAAAAACTCTACTTTAAATTACAGAAACATGCTCAGAGCTAAGAATTGCTTTTTTATCGAGTACCCGCAGATGCACAATGACAAAATCAAGTACGGAACTCTTGAATTACACGATTACACCCTGATTAAGCCTGAATGGAAATTGATTCTTCACGGAGAGGTTGTTTCGGTTCCTGAAGGATTTACTTACGATTGGGATCAGGTTATCAGAACTGGGGACAGAATTTATTTCAAGTACAACGTAGCCAATCCAAATAATATGACCGAAATCGACGGCAAGAAATATCTTCGGGTAGATGCTTTCGGTATTTTCGCTTATGTCCGGGATGGCAAAATCTATCCATTTGGCGACTATTCGCTTTCAAAAGCAATGTTCGAGGAACACGATTCTGTAGAAATCGAAGGCAAAGAAGTGAAAGGTAAAATGGTTGGCGGTCTGTTTTTGGTCAAAGATGTTCAGCACGATAAAAGGCTGACCAAAATCGCCTACACAAACTCAGATGATTTTGGCGCGGACGATACTGTTGTGATGGATCGTGCGTGCGATCAGGAGTATTTGGTTGAAGGGCAAAAATTCTTTGTAATTGAAAATAGGGATATTTTAGGCGTATGGACAGAATCAGATTAACCGAGATAATTTCTGATGCCAGAGAAAAGTTCGTGGCAGGAATGGAAGAAAAGAAAGGAATGCGATTCAGGACAGATGATCGCATAATCCGTTTACTCAGAATGGATTTGTTTCATGAGAAGAATCTTAAACAACTTCCAACAGTAGAACAGTTTGTTGAAATGATTGACGAAATTTGGGTGAATAAAAATGTAAATAGGGCTGTAAAGACGGCGGCTGAAACGGATTATAATTATCAAAACAGAGAGAAATGGTATGAATAGAAAACAACGAAGAAACTACTCCAAGCATCTGCAAAAAGAAAAAGAGATAGTTGAGAATCGAAAAAAACAATCTGAGAAAACAGTACGGGCAGTTCTTTAAAGGTGATCCGTTTGAGCAAGTGAATGAATTTGACAAGTACGGCCCATTGACAATCACAAAGAACGGATTGAAAAACGCACCGAGTATCACTTATAAAATTTGGGGTATGATGCTCCGGTTGAATTATAACTATATCGCTGTCGCAGCATTTGGGTATGTATTTAAGTTCAGAAAAAGACTAAAGAAGAATGAGAAGAGATTCGAGTTCACAAAATATAGACTGACTGAAAATGGAAGATGAAAATCTGTTAGCAGATAGGGATTTAATTTTAAGATTTCTATACTATGCCGACGATATTTATTGGCCTGAAAATGACTGTACGGATAGAAAACAATTAGTGGATCAATTTTTAAAAAGCCATGAATACTCAGGACTTAATAAAAAAATGTAGTTGCTGTAAGTTGGATTTCCCAAAAACGCATGAGTTCTTTTTTAAAAAAACAATTAAACAAAAAAACGCGTCGGACAAAATAGCAATATACAATTCATTCAGGAGTGTCTGCAAAAAATGCCATGCGGCAAAGATGAAGATGAATCAGAGATTAAAGAGATGTGGAGAAATGGGTTGCGATTTAGTGAGTTATGAGGAGAATTGGAAAAAACAATACTCTAAAACAAGAACCTTAAATCCTGAAATATCCCACTTACCAAATGGGACAATAACTTCGATAAGAAAAAGAATAAGAAAAGGATATACATATACTACTTATGAGCAATATAAATTGGATTGTAGGAAAAACATAAGTAAAGCTAAACGTAAATACGATTATGGAAACATTGATTTTGTACCAACGAGTGAAATAAACAAAATGAGAATACAATCCTTAACCGATTCTTACGTGGCGTTATCATTAGGAATATCTGTATATGATGATGTGTCAAAATCCGTTTTTGAAACAAGAAAATTGATAATAAGATTAAAGCGCGAATTAAAAGACAAGGGAATTAAAATCAAATAATTATGAAAACTGAAAGAGATTTAAATTTTGAAATCCACACAAGTGTTGATTTAAATAAAATGCTAACAGGGCTCTTGATGGACATCAGAAGAGGCACGGTAGAAAGCAATGCGGCTAAAAGCATTACTTTAGTGGCAGACAAAATCAATAAAAATAATGTCAATGCCATTCAATATAAAAAAATAACAAACCACCAGAGGGAATTGAGGTTCTTTGATGAGTAATACACTAAAACCACCCAAGCAAATTAATCTCTCGCAAGCTAAAAATTGCTCACCCGGAATCCCGTCTAATCAACGGGATTTTTTATTTCAACAATTTGAAAGCTACGATTCCGACAATAGCCAATCCAAGCAAAATCAAAGTGTTTCTGACATACTTCCAAATCTGTTTCAGTATATTTTCTCTTTGCTCTACCACGATTCTTTCAACTTCAAATCGGTAAGTGTCTTTTTCCTGCAATAGAAATTTAATCATTTCTTCCTGTTTACCGCAGTAAGCCGTCAGGTTTCCAAGTTCGTCAATAAGTATCCCGACTCTGGCTTTTGTTTCAGGGTCTTCTTTTATAAGAGTTCTCTGAATCGTTTCCCGACTTACTCCTGACTTCAATAGCTTCTGAAGGCTGTCTATGTTAATTGAATTGGATTGTGCCTCAAACGCGGGAATAAGCACGTCTTTTTCGACTTCCCTGATTACAACCGAGTCTCTTACGGTTTTACTCTCGGTGATTACTTTTTGGCTATTGCAAGAAGCGAATAGCAATAATGCGATAATGATTATCCGGTTATCCATTGATAGTATTTTTTGGTTAATTCTTCACGTTCTTTTAATCCGTTCAATCCTCCGTTTACAGCCTGACTTACTCTTTGGATTGACGTATTGTCGATTCCTATGCAATGTCTCCAAACATTATTCTTGTCGAAGTAGAATTTAGCACTCTCTAGCGCGTATTGATCTTCCGCTAAGTCAGGATTGGTCACTATTTCGGGATTACTAATATACTGACTGAAAGCTATGTAATTTGATTTTCCTGTTAATTGGATTGCTCCACGACCTCTGTATTTCCATCCGTCGTTTGGGTCGGTATTTCCCATCCGGTTCCCGTAAACAATATTAGCGATTTCCTGCGGTTTTTTCTGAAATTTCTCAGCAGATTCTTCATCGAAATACTTACCAAATACACGTAACAAGGCTTCTTTTGAGTAGTTTAGATTTTCTTCAAACATCCTCCAATGACCTGTCTCATGGCCGCATTGGGCTAAAAAATGTGCTGCATGGATTGGACCCAATCCGAAATGTTTTTGGATTGCTTTTGCGGTATTTACCCCGAATATTCCGTCAGGATTTAAACCGACTTTACTTTGGATCGTTTTTAGGCTCATAAAATCTAGGTTTTGAAGGCTTGTTATTGGATTTGCGTATTAACATTTCACCCAACGCTTTATAATATTCTGAATCTAAATGAATTGGATCATAAATACTCCTAAAAGCAGTTTTTGAATTTTTTAATTTAGCTTTTATTTTCATCATTTTTCTTTTCTTTAGTCTCACAGATATCCGAATCAGCTATTTTCTTTATGAATTTATCCTCCACAACATCTATAATCTTCCCGGCTAAGATAAATATGTATGGTTTCTTACCAAACGTGATTTCGATATTCTCTCCGATGCTGATAAATTCCCTGAATACAAGGATTATAAAAATGAAATTACGGATAAAAGCGTTAATTAGCAACCCGTTTTCGTATGCCCAACCCGATTGATCGTCAAGCAGTTTGTTTACTTCAGCAAGCATCCAAAAAAAGAATACCGCCGAGAAGAATTTGTAAATCGTGTATGAGAATCCTTTGCTTGTACGTTTTTCACCTCTTGTTTTGGCAGCCATTACGCCCGTCAAAAAATCAGTGGTCATGAGTATTACCAAAAGAAAAATAAATGTGATCGAAATACCTAGAAAACTGCTGTTTACAGCCATTTCTACCATCAAAGAAATCGGAAACCCGAGAATCATCAATGCGCCATGCTTATACGCAAAAGCGTTGTAAACCCATACAGATGAATACTTTAAAGATTCATAAATTCCATGTCCGAAACCGTAAACAAATAAGCAGATATTAATTATTGCTTTGATGAATTTTGTGGTGAATGAGTTTAACATACCTGATAAATCCGAATATTAGCCCTGTTGTTATGATAATCCAAGCATACGTGTGATAGTAGTCTAAAGATATAAAATAATATGTTAGGTTAAAAATATTCATTGCACCCAATGAGATTATACAGACCTTGGAATACAAGCAAAATCTGTGAACAAAAGCATAAAAAAGCATATAAACAGTAGTTAGAATAGTACTTCCTGAAATTTGGCTTATCAAAAAATAATATTCAGAATACCACTCTGATTCATGATAAAAAAGGCAAATCCCGTTCACCAACAAAATGATAAACGGGATATCCCTTACAAGCACACTAAACTTTCTCATTTCTTAGGTTTTGGAAGTCCTCCGCCACCTCCGACGGGAGGAGGTGTTTCAGTGGTAGTGGTACTCACTTTCGGTTTTGTCTTTGGCTTTTTCATGATTTTTTCTTCTAATATAATTATTTTTGAAGTGCTTCGCGCAATTTTTCCGCTTCTGACTTTTATTTTTTAGGCTTCTTATTTGACAAATACATTGCTTGCTTTAAAGTGTTATTCACATCACGATAAAAAGGGATAGCACCCAAGTTACCAACAAACTGTAAGCCGTTAAGTTTCATTCTGTTTAAATACTCCCTCTCTTTCTTCTCTGTATCTACCATAGTGTACATTTTTGTGTTCATTAGGATATCATGTGTAGCCTTCATTAAAGGAGAATATGGCCCTGCGGTTCGTGTAGCTATATTCACCCACCAATTATCGGAGAACGTTGGTTCTCTTGTTGGAATAATCGGAAAAGTCACCCCGTCTTTATAATTGTTATAAGTTCCTGTGTATGTGATATCTTCCCCGTATTTCATGTTCAAAAATTCAACCCCTAAATCAGTCGGAATTTTGGCCCAACTTCCTAGGTTTCTCTGAATTGCCAATGTAACCAAGATACTTACTAATGAATTTCCGATACTTGTTGATAAATCAATCTTCTTTTCTTCATCGTCATCTTCTAACCCAAACATGGACAATACTGCTGAATAGACTAATGGAGGTATGGTTTTGATAAGAAAACTATACACAGCCAATCTAGCCGACTGAGCTAACAATAATTTAGCGCCTTGTCCTCTAGTGAGTTTACCATTTCCGATAAGCGCATTTACAGCCGTCAAAGCCGTGACGTATTCGCCTACAGTAAACTTGTTCATGAATCCGGTAAACGTCTTATAGTAGGTGTCCCAAGTTGATTTGGAAGCATTCCTTTGGTTTCTAGGTATTCCCAAGAACTCATTTGATGAAGAAAACGATTCCTGAATCTGTTCGTCAGCCTCAAAACCTGCTTTTTCAAGGTTATTGAAATTTTCTTCCATATAATCTTGGTCAGCGTCGGCTATTTTCTGAAAGTCAATATCTTTTCCCGACAGCCTCTTAAATTCGGTTGCAAGCACTCCGAAATAAATAGACTGAGATACAATTTGGTCGGGAGAAGAAAGCGTAACGTCAGCAAGTTTATCCATTACTTGATAAACGTCCTTTAATTTTGAAATTTTGGTTTTTTCAAGTATTTCTGAAAGGTAGCTTTGATCTCCACGAAGCGGCGAGTATCCCGTGTTTCCTTTAGCGTCTCCAAACCTACTCGCAACGCCGGAAACATCAAACATACGGGTAAGTTCTACCGACTTCATATTTTTAGCCACAGAAGCGAGTAAATCTTTATTTTTCATGTGTTTAAGCATGATATTCATACCCAAAACAGACTCTTCCCATTTATTAAGTCCTGCGTAAGTCACGTTTGACGCAAAATCAACGATTGGTCTTGTTATACCGCCTAGCAATCCTTGATAAGCCTTCTTCTCTATAAATGCAGATAATGAAGATGATTGATTTGCAAACGAATTGCCCAACACGTTTTCCATTACGTTGTTGTAAATATTCGTAATCGCGCCGACGGTCTGTTTTTCAGAGTCATTGGTAGCCATTTTTGCTAAATGCTTAATGGTATGATTCACTTCTCGTACCGTAGAACTCATGTGGTAGTCAAGTAAAGTCTCTCTTGTGGACCATAAAAGATTTTCAACCGAGTCAAATGTGATCGGGTGAGCCTGTTTTGTTTTGGCAATAAATGAACCTCCTTTTGTTGATGGGGAAGAATATCTGTTAATCAGGTCAAGCGCTTCTTTTTGAGCCTTGGATGAACCTTGCTTGTACTTTGATGGTGTAGGGAAATATTCGGGAGTTACCAGAACCCTGTTTCCGCGAACATTTGTTGTTCCCCAATCTACTTTTGGGCCAAGTTCGTTTCTGAAAGTATCAGTCATGTAATCAATCAGCGCGCGTCCTTCATTCGAAAGATTTGCGGTTGCTTTTTTTACATCCAGTTCACCGTCAGTAGAATTGGCATCGAATATCTTTTTGAGTCCGTTCAGTGCATCTTGGTCATAAACACTCTCTGTCACACCTGCTTCAATAGTGGCTTCGAGATAGTCTTTGGCGCTTGGTTGGGAATTGTCGGCTTCATGTTGTCTTTGAAGTTTAATCATCGTAATCAAAGATGACTGCCTCCATTGATCGCTTGCCGAGATTTTGTCAAGAAGTCTTGTTGCTGCCCGTTCAATGCTGTTGAATTCAATATTTCTTTGCTCAATAGCCTGCCCGAGTTTCCAAAAGATTCCTTTTACAAGCTGTGAATCCTCGAAGTTACCCAACATTTTATCCATAGCGTAAAGCCCGGACCGTCTGATCTTTTCCTGAATTGTGGAGGTTTTTTTAAATTTAGCTTTAATGGCGCTTATCCATTCAATCCAACTTCCCTTATACTTTGGAATAATCCAAAAAGAGTCCTTGGCCGACCTTGTGCCGTTGATTTCCTCGGTAAGTTTTACATGAAGATGCCCGATTATTCCGTTGGTCATATTCTGCATCAATCCGGCAACCTGTTTTACTTTTTTGAGCGAAAGTGATTGTAAATCTCCTTCGGTAATAGAATTGAAAGTTCGTACTACTTTGTTTTCATCTGCCGAAAATTGCGATCCGCTTTTTGGAAGAAACTGTTTTAAATCCATTGCATCAGCAATAGCGTCTTGTTTCATTTCTTCAATCTCAGCTTCGGTCAATCCTTCGTACTCGGTAGCGGTATTCAGTATCTCGGAACGCCTGTCTTTCATTAATTGGGCATCCTCGGACGTAATCATTCCATCCTGTAAAAGTTTCTCTACAGTCTTGGAATAACTCTCTCTAGTTGCGGGTTTTCCGTTTTCGTCTTTGTATTTTACAATTACTTTCGGGGTATTTGCATATAATTCTGAAAGCTCAGAGACTTTTGTAGCGTCAGCCTCCACTTCTATCATTAAATCAGTAGCGTCCTGAATCAAAGCTGTTTTGGCTTTTGTTGACAATACGGTTTTTCTTTCCCCTATCTGCTTCAATAGAGAAATGTATTTCTCATACACCCTGACAGGAATTATCCTTGGATTTACGCGCAAAAGTTGGTCAAGACTGCCGTTATGGTCAAGCAATCCGATTTTACCCTCTTTGATGTTGGTTTTAGCCTGAGCGACAAGACCTTTTGCAATCTTAACCCTGTTTCTGCTTGCTGCCTTTCCAAGAATATCAAATATTTTGTCAATGGCGGTGTTTACAGTGTATTCGGTTTTGGCGTTTTTGATCTGAGAAAGGATTTTGTTTATCTCGGTTTTGGTGAACTCGTTTACCGGAAGGTCTTTTATGTCCATTTGGATAAATGAAATCATATTATCCTTTAGGTTCCTGAACGCTTCTTTTTCTGCTTTTGCCTTATCCTTCAGTCCTTTGATTGCTTTCGACGCCTCTGTTTTGAGAGAATTTAGTTTCTTTTTGGCTTCCCGGCTTTTGGCTTCGATTATTTCTTCCAATCCCTGCTTAACCTGCTCATCCTTGGTCATGGATTTGTTTTCAGACATCACATTCTTTTTAGGAATGGATTTTCTTACTTCCTTGCCGATTTCTTTCAGGTATTCAGTATTGGCTTTTCCGAGTGGTTTTCCAAGGTTTGTCTCAATCTGTTTGATGGCCTCGGAAATCTGTAATCCTTTCAACTGGACATAATTACTCACCAAATCCACCAAGGTCTCATAGAATTTGATATCAGCTTCAGCTTTTGCCCGAAAATCGAACATGATTCCTGACTTATCTTCCTTTAGCTGTGATTTAATGCTTGCAATCAGTTCTTTTTGCCTCTTCTTTTTGGCTTCAATTGGAGTCGCGTCTTTAATACTTGAAGCCCGATATTTTGTGCCATCGTCAGTTATGATAAATTCACCCTGTTTTGTACCGGTAATCTGTTCTCCGAATACTGAGAATATTACTTTTTCTCCTTTAACTCCTTTATTTCCTTCTCCTGTTTTTCCACTGTCTGTTTCAGTATCTGAAGGTCGTTGAACATCTGTCTCAACAATAGTTTTTGATGCGGGTTTAGTATCGTTTGTTGGTTCATTCACTAAAGTTTCTTCTTGAATTTCTGTGACAGGACTTATTTTTTCGGCTTTGGCTTCGGTTTTTGGCAACCGCACTTCTTTGGTTTCATTTTTCTTTGGCTCTAAGATTGTTTCTTTTTTAACTTTAACCGATTCGATTATAGGCTTCGGGTCAAACTTTGTCTTTTTGTAAGACTTGCCCAAGACTTCTCTTTTCAGAGATTCCATTTCTGAATGTATAGCTTGAAATTCAGTCAACGCAAGTTCCAAAGCAGCCGTTCTGTCCTGTTTTTCTGACTTACTGAACTTTTCCGCTAAATGTGGTGCGTGTAACCTGATACAATCAATGGGGTTTTTCATCTTAGAATAATTCTTTTGCCCAAAATTTAAGGATTTCTGTCAAGATTAACTCATTATCGCTACGTGTTTTTTTAATCTCAGGCTTTTGGTTATAAGTTCTGCCTGTTCCGTAGTCCTGAGTAGGTATTAAAATAGTCGTAGGATAAAACAGATGTCCCGACGTTGCCATAGTCAGAGACGGTTTTGATCCTCTTTTTAAAAGTCCATCAGTAGCGAGTGTGATGGGTTTTATCATTGCCTAGTAGCGGTAGTTGATGCTTCTCCGTCGCCCGTGTATTGTATTTCTACCGAACCTGATACTCTTGAAGTAGGGGTTACGGTCATTGGATTAGCTATGTCAAGTCCCTGTATCTTGTGAAGTTCATCCACCAATATCCTGATCTGTTCCAATAAATTCCCTGCCTGCGTGCCGGTATAAGCAGCAGGAAGATTTGTACTCCAAGGATCGCCCGCCGAACCTGCACTCAATAGTTTTGCTGCGGCACTGTCAGGATTGGAAGCAAACTGAGAAATCAAAGATTCCCAAACGGCCTGACCGACATTTGCAGTACTTAGTCCTGTGCCTGTCACCACAATATCAATGGACATATCACCGAATGCAGCAATAGTAGCATCCAAACTTCCCGTCCCTTCAAGATCAATAAGCATGTTTGCAATCCCGAAAAGATTGGCTTCAAGGTCGCCAGATCCTTCAAAATCAATAGACATATCAAGCAACCCTACAATGTTTGCGGTCAAATCCCCACTGCCCGACATTGCGCAAATCATGGAGATAACAAGCGCTGCATCTGCTGAAAAGTCGCCCTGACCTGTGAAGTCAATCGAACCAGATATGGTAGGGATAAGATTTGAGGTCATTTGCCCGGAACTGAATGACCTTATTGACATTCCCCCTCCCGTTCTTGGAAGCATCCATCCATAAGGATGAAGGTTTCCGTTCGGAAAAGCCGTCTGTCTCTCGAAATGAAAACTTGCATTATGGATTTTGCCCGGCAAATATCCGTTCCTGAATGCGTGTCCTCCGTTCTGAATAGACAACAAAGCGCCGTTCCCCCATTTGAAAGGGGAAAAGGCGTTTCTGTGTCCATTAGATATCAACCCCATCCGTGTGCAGATTCTACAAGTAAAGGTGCGTTGGCTGTTGTTGCACCTGTATTCATCAATAACCATTGGATACATGCCCCGTCCCGAAGTCTAGCCATATTCGGAAGCATGTTCATAAATTCTGCGACATTGTGAATCCCTGAAGCGGGCAAAGGAATACCCCAAAGAGGCTTGACAAGGTGTAAAACCAATTGTCCTGAACCTGTGTAAGCTGTACCGCCTGTAAGGGTAAAGTTTGTAAGGTCGTTGATACCTGTTGAACCTGCTCTCATAGGAATAAAAGGAGCATATCTTGTGGCCGCTGCTCCTGAGTGTGGAACAGCGCCTATCACCGGGGTTGCTGCAAATCCCACAGTAACAGGGCATGTTGATGCACCTAGAACAGGATCGTTGTATCCGAATACCGTTAAGTTTGGACCGCCCGCCGTTGGTGCTACTTCTGTGGAGAAATAAGCCCTAAGCCCTACACCGTTTGGATATCTGTCAACCTTGGCTGCTGTTGCTGCAATAGGTGTCATAGTGATAGTTCTTGAACCCGTTCCTGTAACGTCTGCGCCTGTGATCGGAACATAGCCCACCTGATCGACTGCCATCAAAAACCAAGGTGCACCTGCTGCGGCCACAATGTTTGCGCCTGCATAGAGGTAATGTTTTGTGTCGGGTGATACGTCTCCGCCATGTTGCCAAGCTCCGTCCGCCCAAGTATCATCCGTTGGGACAAATGTCAATGAAGTACCCGGATAAGCACTTGCAGGCTCACTCCCTGCGAAAACCCCCAAGTTTGTCCAAAATCCCGCTACCTGTGCGGTGGATATGGTCTTGAATCTGACATCGTACTGAAATTTTCCGTTATTTGTAACCTCGTTTATGAGGTCGTCTTGACTTGTGAATCCCATATCTTTTTATTTATTCTGTCCAAACTGTTTCAATCATTCCTACCAATGGCGCTGAGGCCAAAGAACCTGCCACACCTTTTCCAATCCATCCAAGGAAAGCATCAGGCTTTATTTCGTCTGCTCCTGCCCTCATTCTTATCTGTTCAATCTCGGAAGCATCACCAAAACTTTCCGTTGGGGATGATGTTGGCCGTCTTGATTCTTCCCTGACATAAGTCATTTGGAACGGCTTAACCAATACAAATGCCGCAAGTCCACCGTTTGCACCGACAACCGTTACACTTATGATTCTCTTTACTCCACGTACACCTGTATTCAATGGCACAAAAGGGCTTATCCCTGCTACGTTTGCAACGGAAGTAACCAATGCTCCCGAAGGCTGTGCCGCAGGGCAAAACGCAAGTTCTGTGGTTCTTTCTACCTCGTTTGTGTCGATATACTTTACAGTGAATGAACCGCCTCCGACAGTCGGAGCTTGTGCTACAACCATAATGTTTACCCCTACACCGTTTTCGTACCTGTCAAGTGAAACTGTGTTTTCAAATACCTGTTCTTCACCTGCCGCATCCAAATCCACAAAGGGATAGTAAAGCAGGTAATCAAGTAGCATTAATGACTGATTTTGGTTTGTCGTGCCTGTCACTGAAGCTGCCGCAGACATTATCACTGACTTTTTGATGTGCCTTTTAGTCAGTTGTTCCGGGACATAGATTCCGTTGGCAGGATCAAGTTTTGCCGAAATCAAAGGAGAAGATGCATAGTAATTCGGTACAGGAATACCCGAAGCGGTAGAATAATCAAACCACTGTCCCGTTACCGTAGCGGTACTTGCAGGAACCTTACGGAAGAAACTTAGCCAAGCCCTTCCATCATCCTCGCTTTGCGCCCATGCTCTTACTGTTTTGAACATTATATGCTTCGGTTGGTTAGGTAAGACAAGAACTGCCTTACAGTAAGTTTTAATTTAATTGCACCCCTTTCTAATGGATTCATGTTTTCTAAGGCTCCTTTACCCCGCAATGTGACTTTTCTGTTTGCCCATATTGTAGCATCAGTATGGTCGCATGAGAATTTTTTGATAGGTTCTTGACCTTCTTCCCTGACAATCACTTTTACAGGTTTACCACAAACGGAACATTCGTATAATGGAGGAAAACTCATTGCTCTGTGATTGTGATACTTCCAATAGGAAATCTAGGCTGAATCTGGTTGCTTACAGCTATCGGGCTGTTGAGATCACCAAAATGGAATATCTCACTTGCCCCGACTGCTTTACCTGTTGCGGCACTTGTGATTGTAGCGCCCGTTACCCCACACTGAGGATATTCAACCGCAACAACATTTGAAGTCGATCCACCTGAAGGAGCTGTCCATCCTCCTGTGGTCCTAGCCACCGATTGACGCACATAGTTCGTGTAAACCGTCTCGTTGCTACCCATATTCGAGGCCGCTGAATAACTCGCTGTCGCAAGAGCCATGAAGATATTAGCAATCGGAGAAGATGCTGCGTTGTCGGCTATGTTTGCCCAAGGCGTAGCGTTGTAGATTAATGCAAGGATGTTATTGCATGTTGATGTTCCTTTTGGCATGATTTTCTAATTTAAATCTGTGTTTTTATAGATTATGTTCACTGCTGTCATGTTACCGAATCTGTTTTGTTCTATCTCAAATTTAACAGGAATTGGTCGCTTATTAAACTTTTCGAGTTCTTTTAACAGGTTTTTACTCATTTCCATCACCGATTTTACAACTTCTTGCTGATTTACCTCTACTTTTACCTCCGGTTTTTGAAGTTCTTTCAGCATATTCTCAAAAGAAGCTACTTTTCCTTCAAGTGATTTGTGCTGTGTGTCCGGCGAAGAAAGTATGTTTTTTATCTCCTGAAATACAGAAATAAGTTCTTTATGCCTCTTGTCGGCAATCAGTAAATTAAACTCTTTATCTTCTTTTTCCTGCTTTGTCATGAATTCAGGCAGTCAATGAGTTGGAGTATTTTTTTGTGGCGCTGCTTAATGCTCTCCTGTTTGCTCTTAGAATCAATAGGATCATTTGCGCCAACAAGTTCCTTGGCTGAAAGATACTGAATTTTTACCGCCGATTTAACTGTTTTCACCACTTCTTCACTCAGCTTTTCTTCGACTGCTTCTGATTGATTTTCAATATCAATCTGTGGCAATTTTACTTCATTGACTTCGGTTTTCTTAGGTTTTTTAAAGTTTGTCACATCAGATTTATCAATAGACAAATCTATTAACTCCACATCATTATTCCCGTATCCACCATAAGCAGTTTCGATGATTACTTTTTTCGGGTTTATTTTTTTAACAAATCCTACAGTACGGTCTTTTGACATCACAATATCACCTACTTCAAGATAATTAGTATCTGTAAAGTTTTTATCTGCATCTATTTGTAGTGTTCTTTCTTCCCAAGAATCTAATACGGGCTTATTCCTTTCTTCTTTAGAGTACTCTCTTAACGGAACCTCAGTATCAGTTCCTTCAACAGTTGGTTCTTCTGATACATTTTCAACAACAGTTGGTTTCTCTCCTCTAGGTTCTTCGATGGTTGGTTGTTCTTGGATACTAGCATTTTCTACTGTTTCAGGTACAATCTCAGGCTCAACAACAGGCGTTTCTTCCGCTTTTACTTCTTCAACCGGTTTACTCAATTGCTTCACTTTGTTCTGCAAAGCACTTTGTAATTCAGAGTCATTTGTAATTGAAATCTCTTTGAGTTCGTCTAGGTTTTCGGCAGCATCTATTTTAACAGAAGCCATTTCTTTAGGAACCTCATTTCCTCCTATTCTATACTCGGAAACAGGCGCGTTTTTAGGCTTTCCTACGACTTTGAAATCGGCTAGAGCATAAGTGTCTTCAGGAGTGTTATCAACCAACGAGAACTCAATATTCGGGTATTTTGTGGCTAATTTATTGATAATACCATTTGCCGATTTTTCGTCAAGCCCGTCCTCAGTATATTCCAACCCATCTTCTGTTTCAATAAAGTCAAGATTTGAATCACCGTCGTTCAAAGTCCTGTATTTTGTCTTTTCGAGTTTTTCAACAGTCTCTTTTACAACCTCATTGTTCTTTTCGATTACTTCGATTTTATCCTCGGTTTCTTTGATTGCTTTGTCTAAAATCTCCTGCTCTTCAGGTATATTGGTTTTTGCTCTTTTACCGGTCAAAGCAGAAACAAGTACGTTCATAGCAAAACCCAAAGTGCCGCCGACTGCCGCCGCTTCACCTACGCCATCCAATATCGACCTGTTGGCTTCATATATCCGATTTGCAGACATATTCTCATAAGCCGTCTGAACACTTTCTGTAATGGCTTCCTGACCAAATCCGATTGCTCCGTTCTTAGCCATTTCAAGAACTTTGGCATCTGGAGTGAATTTTGCAAGCCTAGCAAACATTGATTGGATAGGCAACTGTTCAAAAATAGACCCGACAACCGTATTTTCTACACCCGCTTGTTGTGCCTGCCATTCGGTAGCCCCTGATCTTATTGCTTCTTCATAATTTGAAGCACCCATCATAGACCCGCCTATCACCCCCTGTCTTGAGCCCATTCCTTTTAGAAGGTCTTTACCCGCCTGAACAATCATTTCGGCTGTCTTAGCATTCTTAGCCATCTTAGGGATAGTGGACGGCGCACTACCTCCACCACTCATCAACATTCCTATAATTTGACCTGCGCCTGCTGACAACTGTCCTGCAAACGAGCCTTCAAAATCTTCGTCAATAGGAGTTAGTTCTTTTACTTTCTCTTTGTATTCCTGAGCAATTTTAAAAGGACTGACTCTAGCAGCGCCAATCGGCAAAACAATATCCTCTGCTTTTACGTCTTTTCCACCGGTTACTTTATTTGCAAGATTGGAATACCAAGCGGTTCCAACAGCAAGCATTTCAGTAAGGTCGGCAGGGATATTTAAAAGCGTTCTATTTACAGTAGCCAAAGAATTTGTAAAGCCACCTTGCGAATCTTTTTTTTTTGGCTGTTCTACTTCTTGCGGAACTTGCTCGGTAGGTTGTTCGATTGGTTGTTTTGGATTTTTACCAATCAATCCTGAAAAATCATCAATGGTTTTTTTATACCCTTTAGATTGAACGTATGAGTACATATCATTCAAAACCTCTTGATCCGAATGCAAGAGGTTTACGAATTGATCTCTGTCTTTCCTGTATCCTTTTGATACGGCACGACTATACAGGTCATTGATTACTTCCTCATCCATTATTTTTCACTGTAGTTTAGTCCTCCTTGAGTATTAACAGTAGGTATTTTTTGCTTTGGTTTCGCGCCTGACATATTTAATTTCTCTAAATTTACAAAAGCCGTTTCCATATCTACGCCGTCAGCAAGAGAGAACTCTCTATCAGACCAATTATACATTCCGTCGGAAGTAGTTTCTCTTTCCTTGAACTTTACTACAGGTCTTGCCGCTGTTTTAGACATAGCTTCTTTTACCTTATCGTACCCTTCTTTGGTTAAAGGTTTTCCTACACCGAAATCGCGACTAAATTCAACACCTAAAAGATCACCTATCTCCCTCCTTCTTTCAGGAGTCAATTTTTCCCACATCCATTTAGATGAAATGTCGTTTTGTATTTTTTCAAACTTTTTCTCATCTATTTCTTTATCGCCAACCTTAAAAGCATAATCCAAATCTTTAATTTTTTCCCCTGAATATTGGGCTAAGAATGACTTGTCTCTTTTGGTTACAGAATCAACAAATTGATTGAAATAAGTCTGATACTCCTGTTCCTCATTACCCGTTGCTTTTGAACTCAATAAATCTGCATTTTTTAAAGCAATACTTAATCTTGTGTTTTGCCTGTCAAGTTTCTGATTTTCTTCTTCGTCGGCTAATTGCTGAGCGGTTTTTACAACAGAAACTTTTGCGTTACCGGTCATAGTGTTTTTCAAACCTTCCTGAATAGCCATACCCATACCGACATCGGCAGGAAAATTGGAATAATTTTGCTTTCTCAATTTCTCGTATATCTCCAAAACTTCAGGTCTTAATTCACCGTTTAGCGCCTTTTGTAGATATTCAGGCGGCACGGTTACATTAATCCTACCGTCTTCTCCCCTTGGATTGTTAGGGTCTGTAAAATCATTCAAAAGTACACTCGTTCTTATCTGATTGCCGTTTTTGTCAAGACCGACAGTTTCGTAAGTTCCGTTTGTCTTGAACGAGTCGGCTTCGGTTTTTAGTATCAACTCAGGTCTTTCGTATTTCTTACCGATTGACATAAAATCAACAGGGTTTCGGCTGATAAGATAATCAGGATTGGTAGCGAGAGTCATAACTTCCGCCAATACTTTCGGCTTATCTGCTTCCGGGATGTATGGGCTTGCTTTCAACATTTCAGCAAACGGCTTCAACTGTTTGAGATTATTGTCAGCCTGAGCCATCCCACCGCGTAATCTACCTGTCATTTCACCAAGTTTCATTCTGAATTCGGGATCGGTAGCTTTTCCTCCGTTTTTGTAATGTTCAGCCATGAAATTTTTGGTAGAATCGACCATTTGCTGATTGATTCCCGCGTATTGTTGCTGTAATACACCTTCAATTTCTCCGATATTAGAGTAAAGAGACATGAACTGCTGCTGCTGTTCCATGTCCCTGTCGTACTGCTCGCGAATACCCTTTTCTAGTATGTTGCCGGTTCTTGCCAACGATCTTTCAATCCTGTCGGCAGGCTTATAAACATCCCCTGTTGGCGTGTTAAAAATTTGGGTTTGTATCATTTCTTCTTGAACATGTTACTGAACAAACTTCCTCCACCTGTCATTGGAGCCATACCGAGAGACAACCCTGTATTCACAATACCATCACCAAACGCACTCCAAGAATCTCTTGTAGCGTTTCTTTGGTTGATAGCCGCCTCTTGGAAGTTTCTCTTATCAAATTCCTGCTGTTGCCAAGGCTGATACTCATTCAGGTTGAACTGTTGATCTTTCAATCCTGACATTTCCATCAAAGCCCTGTTGAAATTATTCATTTGACCGACTTTAAAACCCTGATTCTGAACATTGATGTCGTTCATGTTGTTTCTCTCTCCCTCTGTGATAATTCCAAGGCTACTAAGCAACGAAGAACCTGAATCAGCAAATTGTTGAGCCTGACCCAATGAATTAGCGGTAGTTCCCTGAGCCTGATTGACCATTCTCCCGTAGCCGGGCATGTCTCCCTGAGCCATATTTTCAGTGTTGGCTAGATAATCTTTTGACTCTTGGGTGATTTGATAGTCAGGTCTTACAGGGTTGATTGCGTCGGCTTTTGCCTGCAACTTCTTCGCTTCCTTACCTGAACCGATTGCTGAAATGAACGATCCAAAGAACGCGACTTCTGTCTGTCCGTCGGAATAGTACCATGCAAGCAAGCAAAGTACACTAAATATGGCCTGAACTGCGATTTTCATTGAATATGATGGTTTCTATGCCTATGTCTTCTTTTAAAGTAATCTCAACCGTGAATATATCATCTCTCATTTCATCACCCTGTAACAAACCTCCTGTTGAATTTTCGTCTCTTAAAATATGAGCATAAGCCACATCTTCATTGACTTCAAAATCGGAATTTATGAGGTTTGTTGACTGTCCTCTGTCGTTGGTAATGACTATTTCAATACAATCTTCAAGTACCTGAACATTCTCTTCGTAGCAAAACGCATTGTCAGTCAGGTATAATCCGATGTTTTCTAGTATCTGTGGCGACGGAAACACCAACTTGAAGGTAAATATACCATTATTTTGCGTTCCAAAGTAGTTCGCATAGTTGGAATTATTTGACCTGTAAGGGATTCCGTTCTTAAAAGCTACAAGAAATTCATTGATTTTCCCAAACCAATCGGGAACAAATTGATAAAAACTTCTCCACACGTTTTCATTTTCATCAAATGACACTACTGAGTCGAATTTTACGAACAATAATTTATGAAAAGGATCATATCCAAGTATCGGTTCCGCCGTTCTTCCGTAGAAAAATGACTTCATTCCCAAATCAGAGATAGACCTTACTCCGTTTGAATCATACCGGACAACCTGATAAGCGTAAACATCCCACCACCATACCCTTCCTTCGTGAGATACGACTGAATTTGTATGCTTGGTTCCGTATCCGCCTGATAAAACATTGATGGTTCCAATTACTTTTGCGCTGCTTCCGACTATACTCTGCCCTTGATTATCTACAAACTGAGTTTCGCCTAAATAAACGGAAAGCGCCTCTTGTTCACATATCGCAAGCATTACGGTTCCGAACTGCTGTGATTTACTTGCAAGCACAAGTCTGTTTATCTGACCGTTTTCTACACCGACAACTTCTTCATCAAACGGATCAAAATTCGATATGCCGTTCACTTTTGTTCCTTGGACAAATTTATTCGAGAATCTTATTGCTCCTTCTTTTGTGACTTGATCGAAATCAACGACTGCATTTGCCCGGCCAAGGTCTTTGATCCATCCTACATTTGGATTTAAATCGGGATTTCTAGCTTCTACCACGATGTCAACAGGAAGAACTTCTAGATCATTTGATGTAAACGCACCTGAAGACACTGTTCTTGCGTCAGGATATTCAAATGTTTCAGTATCAACGACAGTCACATCACCTTTCAAGAACCCACTTAATACTGAGAATGCCCTGTCAACCGTTCTTTTATTGATAACCTCAAACACTCTTGACACCTCATAGAAAACAAGATTTTCCGCAACTGATCTTGGGGTGTATATTTCGTAGTAAAGTCTAATCGGGAACGGAGAAGCAATTGTTTCAAAATTCGAATTACTTACAGGATTGATTCTGAGTTTCGACCCTACAAATCCTGTGATAGCATAAGTGAAGAAACTGCCTGCCGCTTCTATTTCGATCAAGTCGCCTTGGGTGAAATTATAGGCATTACCTGATTTTAAAGAACCAGACAAATCAATCTCCACATACTCAGCGTCGGTTCTGAAAGCTCTACTGTATTTTGTTACACCCGCTTCAATGTAAACCCAATAGATATCAGTTGTCAATCCCTGTTGAAAAGTAACCCTTGACAGATTGTCTGTACGGACTATCTGATAAGCATCAGCCCAAATAGGAATATTTGTATCGTCTGTCTCGGAAATATCCCATCTGATAGCAGAAACAGCACCACTCCTGAAATCGTCATTGATTGTAGCAATGCAATTCGAGTTTGTGTAAACACCTTGGTTCCTAAGATACCGATCATAGAAAACTATCCCTATTCTGTATTGGCTTCGGTTCTTGAACTTTGAAGCGCCAACCGTGTCCGGTGATTGAAGATTTGTAGTAACAAGATGTTCGGGCAGCACTTTGGTAAGCGTTTGTGCCTCTGTTCTCCATAAAGGAGCAACGTCTTCAGTTCCTGTTTCTATTGAAAATACAAGCTGCGCTTCGGTTGAAAACACATTGATATCAATCGTAGCGGTAGTTTCAAGCCCTGTGTAGTCAGTCGGTCTGTTAAATGGAGAACTTGTTGTAAGATCGCCCGCCTTGAAGAAATAGAATCTATCACCGAACTTCAGATAGTAATTAGATTCAGTCTCAGTGTAGAAATAAGTATCAGGTGCAAATATCGTGTACTCTTCTTCATTCAAAGTTCTTTCAGCAACCCATACTTCCATTTCGGTAGGTTGTAAATCCTGAGTCTCAGTAGTCACTGTAGCGGAAAGAGTGGATATTTCGTACCTGTCGTACCCTTCGGTATTGTTGGCAAGAAATACCCTGTCTCTTGCGACCTCTAAGGTCTTGGAGATATATGGAACGCTTTCAAATGGTTTTACTGTTTCGTTTCTTGGTAATGCTCTACCTAGATTATCGCCCTTGTACGGAGTACCTAAGAACGGCGCTGCAAATGGATTTACCAAAGGAACACCATCATCTACCGAGTAAGTGTAAGACTGATAGTAATTGCCGGGTTCTGCTGTAAAGAAAATACTTATTGTTTCATCCTCGGTCACGACATCCACGACCCTTCTTTCCCACAATACTCCATTCCGGTAAAGGTCAATGTATAATTGAGGGTCTGTCGGACCTCCTGAAAGCGGTTCGATAATCCAATTTCTGATCTGAACCTGAGTGCCTGCCTCAAATGTAAACGGAACCGTTGATTCTGATTCTACAAACTCATAAACCAACACAGTATCATTGGCGACTATCAAAGTATTTGCGTCCACATACGGAGTACCGATTTGTGTAGCTATGTAATCCAAGAAAATATTACCAAGAAATTCCTGAACAGTAAGAGTTTCCCATACCTGCCAAAAATCCCAATCATTTCTTCTTACCAATAACTCAACAGCGCGAACATACTTTGGTAATTCTTCTCTGCCGTCTTTGCTTAGATAGATCGCTTCAATAAAATTACCAGTAGTGTCTCCGTAAATACTCTCGGTGAACGGCGCGATTACACTGTTTTGATTGTCCTCGTAAACATACCTGTAAGAAAATTGATATGAATATCCGTTAAAAGGACTATAATCAGCCACACTTGTTTTCACTTTGTAAACCAAAGGAAATATCGGGGCGGGCCGAATAATAGTAATGTCGTCCTCAATTATGTTAGCGTACTCTCTAGTTACATTTATATACCTAGGCTGTTTTAGATCATCAGTCCACAACAGGTAATCAGCAATAATCGAACCGTGTTTTTTAGCGGTTCCGAGTCCTGCCCATTCAAATATTTTGGTTCTTGTGCCTGCAATCTGATCGTAAACCCAAATAGAGTCTGCTAAAAAGTAATAAACCTTGGAATTTGCTTTGTCTTCAATATGTCCGTAAGTCTGCCCTAGGTTTGTATCAGTACCGATTCGTAAAAACCCCGGATACATTCTCAAGAGACCGCCCTTACCGTCCTTGCCTGTCTGAAATATGATATTCTGGGCATCAGTATAGTTTTCACCAAGAAACTTCGGGGTGATATCCCTGTTGATGCCCCCTTGGAAGAAAACCTGCTTCATATTTTGACGGTCATTGTTTGGTGATCCCTTACTGTTTTGATATAATCTTCGTAACCGAATCCGTTTATCACAGAGTTCAGGTTCCTTTTTGAAACGTAATAAGCGCTTTTTTCATTCTGCTTTTCCCAAATACCTTTTTGTGTTCTCGCTTCTTTCCATTTCCAATCCATCCAAAGTTTCAAAGTTTCTTCGGCGTGCGGGTGAATCAAATTAACATCAGAAGTGACCCCTGAAGATGAATAAACCACAAGAATGCAGGTAGGTCTAGCACTTACGTCCAATTGGATTCTGTCTCCGATTCTCTTGTAGCCAAAAGGTTGTGCCGGCGGGTCGCCAAAAGCTCTCCCGACGTGTTCAAATTTGTCATTGAGTCTTGAAGTGAACAAGTACCCAATATCCAAGAAAGTAGTATTCTCCCAAGCCGAAACAGGAATATCTCTGATAATCGCGTTACCCTGATCGTCTCTCAACTGAATAGGGTTAATCCCGTCATTCTGAGGTATAGGTAGAATTTTATCTCCATTTGGTACACAGACTTTAATCAAGTCAATCGCGCCTGTCGGAAGTATTGCTGAATTTGTGTCGTCAACCGAAATCTCCTGAGCCTTTACGTTTTGATTGATGTCCAAATCTTTCGCCAAGTCTTTTAGTCCAGACAAAGCAATAGTAAGCAACCTGAAATAATCATGCAGCACCAATCCTCTTTCGTGGATATAAGTTCTTACAACGGAGTCAACGGTTATCAGCATCAGTCAAGTTGTCTTTCGTTTGTTTTTCTTTCATTCTTTGCACTGGCGGCATTTGCCGACATTTGAGCTAAACCAAACTGCTTCAACACAAATTCGATTACCTGAGCTTCCATTTCAGGCGGAATAGGTAGAATATCAGTATCGTTTACAGGATCGTAAACTACAAGTTTTACCGTTACCGTAGTGGCAACTGTTTTTGTGAATGAGATTCTGTGTCCTTCATAAAAGTACCCAACCTGACCTTCGATATACATGGAAGGAGTGCCTTGGACTATCTGAAAATCGTTTGTCTGAATCGGTATGTAAGCCTGTGTAGAACATCCCTGTGGGTGTACTCTATGGATTCCCTGTTCTTTTGGAAGTGACACCGGCACAACAGGAAGAATAATGTAATCACATCCGCCTGAAGTTTGCTTTACAATATCATAAGAAGCAAGAATACACCCCGAAATATCTCCTCTTTGGAAAATCTCAGGTTTAATCAGAAAGTTGACCGCTTGGGTAATCAGTAATTTAATCTCGCGCACATCCAACCTAGAAACATCTTCTCTGTCGATATTTCTCGAATAAATTCTCTGAATCTGTTCTGCGAGTAAGTTTCTATTGGTTGCCAACTTGCTTTTCCATTAATAGTGATTCTTCGTTTAAAGCAATCCCGAGATAAGGCATTGTATTTATCAAAACCCTATTTAAAGCAGACGCATCTACATCTAGGTCAACCGATCCTACTTCTTTGAATACAATATCCCTTACTACCACATCATAAGCGAAAACAGGCTTAATTACTTCTCGGTAGTAAGATAGGATAAAATTCCCGTCAGTAGGTAAATATGTAATCTGACTTCCCCTGATTCTAGCAATCGGTCTTTCGTAATCCGGTGCAAGAATAAAGGAATTTCTTCTATCAGAAAATTCTTGCTCCGTCAACAGATCACCTTCATACTCTTTTCCTGCGTACAGCGCGAATATCTGAACTTCTCTCTGAAAATCCGCGGGTAAAGTAAAGGTTCCTGTTGTGTTGTGAGCGACTGTTTTGAGATACCTGTTCAGTTTTTGGACGTTATCAGTGGTTTTGAACAGAGAAGTGTAATAATCTAGCAATCCACGATATAAAGCGCGATCAATCTGCTGAGGAGTCTGATAGGCTCCTTTGAATTTACGAATTTGATCCCGAACTATGCTGTGCGCCTCTTCGATTAACATATCTGCAAATTATAGCTTATTTATAGAATTTCAAAGTTAAATGTTAATTCACTCTTCTCCATTTGGTGTTGGTGTATTTGGTTTTTAGCATTTCCCCTGCAAGCAAGGTATAAGTGAACGCTGTCCTATTCGCGGCATCGGAAGAACCGCTATCTGCTGTAAATGCGATAGATACCGTATTTCTATTTTCTATAATCAATTCCCTTCCTTCAAATCCTGAGATTATCCCGGTTAAAGAAGTTGCTAAAGTCAAAATCAAATGGTCTGTGGTAGCTCCGACAGCAAGGTTATTGAGCGCTCCGGCAGTGGTAACAGTCTGTGTCTCTCCAATAGTTTTTTGCGCTCTGTGCCAAATATTGTCCGAACCTGTGGTAAGAGTTCTATACCAAAGTGTTCCTGTGGTATTGGCAAAATATTCTAATATCCTTGAATTGTCAGATTTTATGACAAATGAAATACCTGTATTTTCAGGATAATTATTGGCTAATCCTGCTGAAATGGTAGTATAATGGATACCATTTTTAAATGCGTTTCCTGAATTTGCCGTTCCATCGACATTTAAAGTAACTCCACTTGGTTGCAAAGTAGCTGTTGATCCTGCAATTCTTAATATCCCACCCGCAATATCAATTGTCTTGGCGTTAAATCCAACCCATTCAAATTGACCGCTTCTTGGAGCAAAGTAAACCGTTGTGTTTGCCCTACCAACTAACCAAAAAGATACCGGGTCAGAAACATTTTGACCACCCGCATTGTCGGCATAAAAAGAGAATCCCTCGTTAAAAAGGATTTGCTGATTAGATGAGGATGAGGTTTTATTGATCCGTAAAGTGGCATTATGGTAGTTATCCTGAATAATGTTTACACTCAAAGGAATATTGGTATTTAAAACAAAATTATTGGGGTTATTCCTGATAATAAGAGTATTGTTATTTGCGGTAGCTACATTAATCCCTCTGTCTGCAACTTTTGTATTCAGTGCCGGATTTCTTCTATACATCACGTTACCCATTATGGTTCCTGTATTGTATTGGGAAGAAACTTGAATCCCGATAGCGTTTAATCCTGCATTTGAGGTATTTGGGTCCTCAATAGCATTGTTTGTTACTGAGAAATTGTAATTGGTATTTTGAATGAGAATAGCGTTCAAAATAGCCTTATCAATAGTATTTCCTGAAATTACTGTATTGATCGTATTTCTAAACCTTATCGCTCCTTCATTGGCATTGTTTTCCATGCCATACCCAATCAGGGTATTGCCTATTACGGTGTTATTGTAAGCAAAGTCAACGGAAGTAGAAAGGTCAGCATCAACAACCCCTGCAATAGCTATACCGTAAGCCCCTCCTGTATAAACAATGGTTCCTCTTGTGGTCACAAGAGTATTGTTTATTACTTTACAGTTCCTAGATGCAAAATTACCGGAAGCGACTAAACCAATCCCCTGACGGCAGTTTACAGCCCTATTGTTAATGAAATTGATATTGTCTCCACCGTGAGTATCGTATGCTTTCCATTGGAGAATATTTTCAACCAAACAATTTTCAACAGTACAATTTACCGACCTTGGATTTGCTTCTAAAGTATCTACAATGGTTTCCCTTGTAAATGAAATACCATAACCACCCTCTACATAATCAATATCTTTGATATGGCATTCTTGGACATATTGATTGGTCACTGAAAGACCAAAGATTCCCCCGTACCCAACACCAAAAACTTTGGATCTTTTTATTGAAATATCACTTGCGAATTGGGTGTAAATACCATAAAATCCAATATCATGAATATAGCAATCTTCAATTTTTAGCCCTGACTTGTAGGTTCCTACATTTCCAACAAAACTGATTGCCCTTGCGCTTGAACCAGCATCCGCCCCAAATCCTTCCAATTCAACACCTTTAATGATATTATCGTCATTGGCATTGATTAAGGTAATATGAGAAACAGTATTAAAAATTCTTGCCCCATAACCATTTATTTTTGTGCCTACAGGAAGGTTTAATGAAGCGGTAATCCGGTAATTACCAAAAGGGAAAAAAAGCCATTTACCTGCGGCGGCGGCGGCATTTGCGGCGTTTTGGATAAAAACCGTGTCGTCTTGAATTCCATCCCCTAAAGCCTGATAGTTTTTTACATTGATATAATCATTTGAAGGAGCAGTTATTCCACTCATATAGGATGACAACAAAAGCTGTTTTATAGGCACGGGATTAACCTCAACAATACCATTGTCTCCGCCTCCTATAATCAGACTTGGTGATTGCGATTCAGATGATAAAATCACGATATTGTCAGGTTTAAAGCAATATTTACCGCATCTCCAAATACTTTACTCACAGTATCAATCAACCCGGTCACTTTATTTCCAACAGGATCAACTTCGCCTAGATTCCAAAATACTTTAAACCCGGTAATAGTAAGTCCCGACCCTACCGTAAATACAGTCGTAGGGTCTAAGGTCCAATTATTCAGAGTAATCCGAATATCGGCAGGAGGAGTTACATCAACGAAATCAAGAAACAAATCCGAGTAGATTATACCTCTCGTAAGTCGTATTTCAGCAACTTCATTTAATCTAAGGTCAAGTACATTGCTCATGGTATAAATTAACGGAATTATTGGTGTTTTACAAAATGTTAGACGATTGGTTCACTTTCAAATCTTGCAAAGAATCTATCTCCTGTTGCTATTACAGGAGGAATTGGTTCTTCGTCTTCTATAAATACCGCTACCAATGTGACTGCACTCGCTCCTGTGGTGTAAGTAAAACTCTGACTTGAACCGGGGACTATTGCGCCTCCTACTGTTCCAATTCTCCATGACCCAAAGATATAACCAGTTGAAGGTGTTGCTACCAAAGAGACAGATGTTCCGTTTGGAAAATTCCCACCTGCTGTATTTACTGTTCCCCCTGTCGCTGCTGTAACTGTCAATGGGTATGTTGTCACTACGGGAGGGGTGTCTGTCCCAAAGTAATCCGGAGCATCTATTGGGCTATCTCCATTATTCAATAATCTGAAAATATCAAAATATGTTTCTCCCTCATCGAATGTAGCTACTTCAATATGCGAATACATGGTCAATTGCCTTAATCCCGGAGCCAAATAATCAGGTCCCGCAGGATTGGAAGGATTTATTAATACAGCATCTTCAGCAGTGTCACCATCCTCAAAATTCGCTATTGAAACCGCAGCGCTATTTACAAAATCAGCATAAGTCCATTTATACCACCCCCATTTTAAACTTAAATCAGCTAAAACAGAAAGAGGATCAGTGGTCAACGTCCATCCTCTAAAGTCTAATTTTGCTACTGTTGTTCCTTCTATTACCGTTGTGTTCGGTAATGTTCCCTGTGTGGCATTTACTGTTCTCAATCCCCTCGAATAAGTATAAGAACCCACACTGCCTGACCGTAAATAAGAAGTTGCTAATGAATTACCATAATACATCGCACAAAGTCCCGATAGACTTTTTGACCAAGTAATAAAAAAAGTAAGGTGATGCCATGTATTTCTTGTTGCTGCTGCAAAGTTGAATGGAACGCTTTCAGAACCTGACTTATATAGTCTTAAAGTCAAGAACCCTCCTGCACTTAGATATAAAGATATTGAAGGCGTACCATAGCTATGACACTGCATCAATATTGCAGGGTTGACCTGATCTGTATCAAAGGTATCAGGCAAATAAAAACTGTATTTGATTGCAATCCTATTTTCACGAACCCAAGGACTTCTTGTGTAATCCTCTACCCTTCCCAATCCACCAAGTGGATATTTGGCATATAGATTATATTCATTTGAGTAATCATAACCCGAAAGTTTGGTGACTGTATTTTCTTTATAAAATGTTGGAACTTGTGCAGGATAGAAATCCCTTGACCCAAACCATTCTCCTGACCTTGAAGGAGGTATAGACCATCCTTCACCTACTCCCACCCCTGAATCTACTCCTTGGACTACATTGTCCTGAAAAGTCCCCACAGGATTAAAGTCCTGAGAATTACTTCTTAGGATTGATCCTGTTCCTGTTCTTCCGTATCTAAGTCTTATCGGCATATTACACGTATCTAGCCGCCACTTGTGCAGGTGACATTGCAAAATCCAAAACCTGTAAATTGATTAATTCCCATCCGGGATTTGAACCAAGTGTAGCGGAATCTCTTGTCTTTCCTATACTGAAATCAAGCCCTGAACCTCTATTGAGTAACCTACCTGCAAATTTTGTTTTTGAAGAACTTGTCACATCAACACCCTCTTTATAAATAATAGTCTCATCACTTGAATCGAATGTTACTATAAATTCCGCAATAGTTCCGTCCAATCTCCCCCCTGAACTCCCCCGTATTTCATTATTGACAGCTAAACCATCTGCTATTTGGGTTGCGCTATTACTTTCAATCAGTGCAAATCGGAAATCTCCTGAGCTTGAAAAATAAACTCCCCATCCTCCCTGTACTCCTGACCCTGTTAAATTTATGTTGGATATAGCCGTTACTGCCCAAGCAGTAGAATTATACCTTGCTTTTAAAATGATGGTCAATTTATCCCTCAAAACAGGCATAGAACCAATTCTTAAAATACCATAAGACCTACCACCAGTTGTCGCTCCGATGCCTAACCTATATCCTGGTGAAAGTTTTACGGTATCAGCAGTTACCTGAAGTATTTCGGCACTATTGAGAAGTGGGTTATCTATCTCAAATTTTGAGGCCAAATATCCTGTGTTTGTTAATTGCTGTACGGGCATTTGAAGTGCTTCCACTTCATCACAAGCAAGCCCAATGACAGTGCTTAGGTTTGTTGGAATCGTCAAATCAGCATTACCTCCTGTTCGTTGGGTAATGACAAGCTCTACAAAGTCAAAATCAGTAGTATTTGATGGCTTTGATTTGTAGTAAGTAAAATCCAGATAATTGATATTAGCAGAACCGACAAGATAAGTTCCTGTAATTTTTAGCCATGTAGGAACAAAGTCATTATGTGGCATAGTACCCCATTCCTTCCATCCCGACACCTCTAACCTTTCGGTGTAATTTCCTATAACACCGCCTGACATTCCATTCCATTTCCAAGCACTTGTACTTCCTGTATAAAAATAATACTTATCAATTACTTGACCTGCTTGTCCTGCTAACATTGCAGCTTGATCTGTATAAGGTAAAGCTATTGGACTGACAGGTTTAGCAGGTATAAGAATACTTGGTATAATTGGGCTTGAATGGATAGCTAACACGTTGTTTTTATGGTTAGCTTCATCTTTTGTAACAGTCAAAAGATTATAAATAGGATCGGTTTCCTCTCCATGAATATTTGACAAAATGAAATCGATATTAGGATTTGTTTTATAATCGTAAACAGTTTTAATGTCTGCCTTTCCTAATTCATTAAGTAAGACTTGGCTTGTGTTGATGCCTGGAACCTGATCTGTTTTCAAAACCTTATTCCCCGGTGTTTCAGCGCCTAAATAAATGTCATCAAAATCCCATGACATATTTTTTAAAGCATCCGATATTCTTTTAAATAATATTCCCATGATTTATACGGTTGACCAAGTTGAAGTGTCTATCGGGGTTCTCTCCCAAAGATTTGTTGCGTAGCAATAGTAAATAAAGTCAGCATCCCTAGCGAATTGCCCTACCGTTCCTGTTGCGGTTTTGTTTGCCGGTACAGTTGTCCAAGTAACCCCTGTAGGTAAAGCTATGTTTCCTGAGCCAAGAACAGAAGTTCCACCTACCGTCTTAATATTCGTTCCGCTTATAAGAACTACCTGATACAAAGTATCGAAGTAAGTCTTTAGAGTGGCTTTTATATTTAACCAAGACAGTTTTTTGAGCAAATTAGAATCTGCCGAATCAATCAAAGCAACTGTGTCAGCATCTACCGGAGTTGTTTTTGAAGTTGCTCCATGTATTGACGCTCCTACATTTACCCCATCGGTTACATCTGCTCCCGCTTCAATTCCTGCTAGTTTTGTTTTTTCAGTATCAGAATACTGTTTGTAAGTAGCACCATCAGGAACTTCGTCTTGGTTTAGAGTTACAACCGAACCTGTTTTACCATTTAATGTTTTAATACCAAACGATGCTCTTTTTATCCAAACAGTTCCGTTAAAAACAACTTCATCTCCCTCTACCCAAGAAGAAATCCCATCAAGTGTTGTGGAACCCGCAACACTCACTTGATAATAATGACCCGTAGTTCCTACCGAAGATACTAAAGTAGGCGTATTTGTTGATGCGTTCCACGTTCCTCGGTAAGACTCTCCCGCGATAACATCTTCTAACGCAATAGCTATCAAAGAATTAACCTGTCCAAGCGTGGCGGATTCAGCAGGATTTACAGCGTCAGCATGTTCTACTTTACCAAACACTTTTAAAAGAACAGTGGTCAAAGGAACTGCACTTCTACCTATTTCAGTGTATCCATCAGTCCCGATTACACCAAATACCCTTGTTCTTACCGAAGCATTGTTTTCGAGTTCTAAAATGTAATAAGAAGTAAGCGAATCACCCCTAGCGCGAACCCTTAACGACCCTCTACGCTGTAAAAACAATCCTCCTCCGTTAGTGTTACTTATACTGACCACATTACTGGAAGCAGAGCCATCTTCAAGAGTGTTTATAATCAAAGCGATTGCTTGATTGATAGTCATTTGCCCGTTTACGGTCAATGCTCCGTTTTGGGCAAGCGTTCCTGTATGGGTATCGGCAACATCCCTAGCTAATGCCTGAATGTTGGTTCTTGCGTTTTGTCTTTGGGTTGCGTTAAGCCCCTGTGCCGCCGTATCGTATCTGACATACAGAGTTTCAGAAATACTTCCTATAATTATTGTTCCTGTAGCCGGGTTAAAAGTTACTGAGTTTGACCCTGTACCTTGGAATCTTAAAACATTATTCGTCTCTGAGGTGAATTGGACTACTCCATCCGAATTTGCCACAGCAAGAAACCCATCATAATCAGATAATGGCGACGCGGTTAATGGTTGGTCTGAATATTCATAATCATCCGAATTACAGCATAAACTTGTCTCGTAAGCGACTTGTTGCATTTCCAACACCAAATCATTGATCGGTTCTCCCGACCTGATATTGGAAAGAATATTCACATACAGAGACGAAATCTGCCAATAAAGTCTTTCGTATCTTGCTTTTGAAGCCGAAGCGTCTAATCTTTCTTTGACCAAATTAATCAAAGCACCAATTTCAGTCCAACTTGGAAATCTTCGAATATCAAAAGTTGTGGTAGTTTGGTTTTTGTAAACAAGCGTATAATCAGGGGTAGTATATTCAGTTTCAACCTGAATAAGTACCTCATAAATTCCTTCGTAATAATCTCCCGCGTCCACCATTTCTAAAGGAGCGCCGGTTGATGTCTCTGATCCCGCTACTCCGGTTGACGCAGGCCAATCGCTTTCTAGTGTGTAAGTGTGGGATACAAACGTATGGTTATCAACCAAAGTCACACTCGCGTCATCAAATTGGATTATCGGAGTGAGTGTGTTGGATTGGTTTTCTATCGCAGGGGTAAATTCTGCGAAATCAAAAGTAAATACTGATTGTTCTTGGACGTATCCGGTATTTCTGTTGGATTGCTGAATAATGGTATAAGTACCGAACATCAGCCGTCCATTACTTGTTCGTAAGGTTATTTCCGTTTCACTATCAACAATGGTAAAATCAGGATTAAGCGCATCTGTATTCTCACGGAATATTCCGTCGGGATAAATCACTTTATAAAAACCCACAACAGAAGATACCCCCGTATAATCGGAGGTATCTGTCAGTATGAGTTTGAGCGTTCCCGCTATCCTGTCTATGGAAAACCTTACGTCAAACACTATTTTTTCGGTTTAAGTCGTTCTTTTAATTCATTGTAAAACGCAACACCTTCTTCACTTTTCACAAACTCAACGAATTTCTCGTATGGTTTTGCGTTTGCCTGTGGAGGCCAAGTAAATACCGTGTTTCCGTTTGAGATAATCTTTCTAGCCTGCATGTCAATGGTAACGAAACCCTTCTTGACTGCCTGATCCGCGATCTCCATGATGTTAAGGTCGGTATTTTCAACCATTGCAAGGAAATCTTTTGGATTGTCTTCTGCAAACTGTTCGATCTGCATTCTCAACTCATCCTCATCCGGGCTTGCTGTTCCAAACAATCCGATGGAAATCTTTCTCAACATGGAAAGGCTTAATTCCTGAGACTGTTTAACTGCGTCAACCCGAAGGTTTCTTGACGCTCTTTCAGCAAGTCTTTCCTTCTTAAAGTCTTTTCTTTTGAATATGACCGGCTGATCCGTGTCTCTGTACTCATTAGACTCATTCCAATTACACATCTCCATGTAGAGATACTGCCTGTCATGATCCTTTCTTCCGCCTACCAATGTGATTGAACCGGCATCTTTACTGTGGAATATCACCTCTCCGAATATCGGAACCCCGCCAACCCCGTTTCCTGTAATAAAAGCAATATCAACCCATTCAGCGTCTTCTCCTTTACCCCAAGAAACCCTGTCCTGTGGAGGAATACCTAGCTGAAACGGAATCTGCAATCTCTTTTTCCTTGGGTCTTTTTCAGGGTCCGTAGGATCAGGCTGAAGATTGAATAATTCATAAGTCACCTTTTCTCCTTTTTTTAGTTTTGGCAAGGGAAACTTCTTTTGGCAAGCGTCGCTTACCTCATAGAATTTGATTTTGTTCATAAGTATAAATTTAAAAAGAGGGGGTCAGGCCCCCTCCGGTTAGAATGTGTTGATTCCGAAATGCTCAAGACCAACGAACTCAGTTCCTTGCCATGTAGTGAACGTGGTGTTCAACTCCATTACATCAGAAGTAGGCGTTGGGGCCAAGCCACCTGTCAATACTTCATGGTATTGATCGGTTCTGTTTACAGTCAATCCTTTTGCGGCAGGAGCCTCAAAGTACCTGATTCTGAACCTGTCTTTCTTCTCAGCGTCATACTGGGTTTTAACCTTGTCTCCGGGGATAAAGAATACAGTAGAAGGATAGGTAAATGAAGTAGCGGCAGTGATCTGTGGATTGTCAAGGGCAGCCATTTTCTTCTTGTGGAAGGTTCTGTCGTAGATTCTGAATGAATCAAAACCCAATTGGATTGCTCTTTTCTTTCCATCCATTCCGTTGAATGAATTATAAACCACACCACCTGCTTTTACACCTTCAAGCTCAGTCAACCAATCATCGAAGAAGTTGCCCATATCAGGACCGCAAAGCGCCCAATATTCCATAGGTCCCCTAGCTTGGTCAAAAGCTCTGTTGAAAGCTCTAAAATCAGTTCTAAAGTTAGCAGTAGTATCTGTTCTCAATCCCAAAGAAGTACCTGACCCTCTAGTGGCTTTTTCAAGACCTTGAGTAGTGTAAACTGTTGCTCCGTTCGCATCGGTGAAAGAACCTTTCTCGCCCAAAAGGATCGCATAAGCAATATCCATTTTAAATCTTCCAAATACATCATTTACTCCTTTGATGTAGTAGTAAGGCTTACCTTCAAACATAACTTCCACTTTCTCGAAAGCCGCGATATCAGTTACAGAATACTTCTGCTTGATGATCTGCACGTTGTTTTCATACTGAATAGTCGGATACTTGTAGCCGATATTTGCTCCTGTTCCTTCTGCGTAAGCATTGGAGAAGAAGGTCACTTTATCAGTAGATACCAAAGCAGCGTGGGCGATACTACCTGCCGCAAGCGGTTTTACAGTAATGTTGTTTCCTGATACTGCGGTTACAACTGACCTATGTCTTCCTGCTGTCAACATCATCATTCCAACAATAGGCTTAACTGAACCTGCTGTCAATGGAATAACTGATTGAGCGCCGGCTGCCGGTTGTGCTGCTCCTGCGGCATCAACAATAGCTGCTGAGTGCAATCTTGTGTTGGCATGGTAAACATACTCTTTTACGGCTGTTGGCACGTACCTGTCGCAAAGGTCCATGATGTCAACGATGGTTTCTTCCTCGTTGAACAAATCGACGACCTTGTTCATAATCTCGCGCTGCTTCATAAAGTTGATAGCAGACACGTATGTTGAATTCATTTGTCCGGGTGTCATTTTTTATCTTTTTTGTGAGAACGCGTTCATGAGTCCTTCCTCAAATGTGGAATATCCGGGATTCTGTGGTTGCGGATTGGAATTGCTAGGATTTTTCAAGTCCTGTACCAAATCTTTTCTGCCAAGGCTCTTTCCAAAGTCGATCCATGACTGTCTCATTTGATCGGGGTTTTGTTCATAAGCGGCCACATCAATCCATTTTTGGACATTTGGTTTACCGTTTTCAACGAATCCGTTCAGGAAACTGTTGATGTCGACTATGGATTCTGCGATTGCGTTCACGTCGTTGACCTTGAAAGCAAACTCACCGTCCGGTGTCTGATAAACTAATTTACCCTTTTCCGTGAGGTTTTTGATCTCAGGTAAACTGTTCACTGTTTTTCTTAATGAATCCAAATCAACAGGTTGTTCCTGTCTTTTTGGTTGCAGGTATTGTTCCCTTTCGGAAAGTTTTGCCTGTCTGTATTTAGAGGCTTCCATCTCCCTTTTTGCATTGTAAATTACAAGCTCATCCTCATCCAAATCCTCTGGGTCGAATTTTGCGACCTCTTTGTTCCACATTTTTTCAACAATCTTCGGGTCGTACTCGGCGTTTTCCTCGAAGAATTTTTTCTTCATAATCTCATCAGTTGACATTCCTTCCCAATTGACCGCGTATGCCTTGAAAAATGGATCAAGGTCGCCGTTTGAATTGTAAGTATCAACTACTTTTTTAATGAAATCATCCTTAAAAGCGGGTTCTGACGGTTTATTAATGAAGTCGTTTACCTCATCCCAAGATTTGAATTTCCCACCGAATTTATCAGTAGGAAAGTCGTTTACAGGCTCCTGTTCAATAGGTCCTTGTGATACGGGTTCTTGGGTTATTTCTTGCTGAATAGGTGTTTCAGCGACCACTTCCTGAACAGGTTGCTCCTGTGGAGCTTCTTGTTCCATTACTGCTCCCCCTTGGGAGACTTTACTGAATTCTGCGGCTAATCCTGTGAAATCCATGCCCTAATTTAAGTTTAATTTATGAATTATTTGAATTTTGCTCCATTTGTTTTACTACCTGCTTACCTTGGTTCTCAACTTGCTTGGTAATAATCCTACCCTCTTCGCGTTGGGTTCCTTCTGCGTATCTAGCCTGCAACTCCATTGCTTTGAGTTTTTGCTTCTCTTGGCTTTCAGTAAGCATGTATTGGGTTTTCAATTGATAATCCAACTGCATAGTCTGTTGTTTAGCTTGTTCCGCCATCAAAGCGCTTTGCTGTTGAACCTTTCCGTTCTCCTGAATAAGCATTTGCTGATTCTGTTGTTCGATTTGCTTGTTCTTTTTTACGAAGTAAGCGAGTACCGCAGAACGTTCTTTGAGGTTGTCGATTGTGTCGAGATAGACTTTATCAGCAATAGTAATTTGCCCCGCTTGTAATGCGATCTGCATGTCAGCGATATAGTTCTGTTTTTCTTCATCGGATGGCAAATCTTCTAGTTTAATCGAAAGCTCATGTACGCTTATATCGGCGAGTGTCTGCCAAAATCTCTGAGTATTTACCCCGAGAGAAGTCATATAAGGCTTCATTCCTTTTGCAAAAGCGTCCTGCATTCTGATACATAGCCCCGAAGCGACGCTTTCGTTGATGTGTTTGGCTGCCTTGGTGATATGATAAAGCGCATTTGAAGTACTTTGTAAAGCAATATTCGCTACACCGTTCAGCATTCTAGGATCAGGCGTACTTCCATCGGTAACTTCGTTGAATCCGATGTTATCCCTCAACAACTGCATATAACCATTAATAAGCCCGACCAACTGATTCACCTCTCCCATTACCTGAGATTGGATATTTTGAATCGGTACATTGGCAAACGGCTCCCCATCCTCAGTTCTTGACCGGTAAGGAAAATCACCTCTCTGTCTATAAAGTTCTAGGATTTTCAAAGGTTTCCATTTCTCACCGGCACTTCCGAGATTGACGTTATCGAGCGCTGACAAATCAAATGCAATCCCCGGAGGCACTATGTTCAGTATAAGGTTTTGAAGTTTCAACCAAGCAATCTGAATTTGGTCAGCAACCGGAATCATTGACTCCACAACTCCAAAGAATCTCATCTGATCTTGTGAGGGAGCAAAAGCATGGAATGAAGATTGGGTATCCCTGAGCGAGTTTTTAGCCCGTTTCATATCAGTCTCTAGCCCATAATCATAAATAAAATCAGTACCAATAATCCACTTTGCTTTATAAATCACCTTGTATTCGGCAGATTCATACTTTTCTCCTTTATCTTTTTTCCAAAAATCTGCTTTCCTGACATCAAGGTTTCCTGCTGAATTGACTCTTTTTTCAAAAACTTTTGTATTAATACTATCGAATTCAATATCAACAACATTAATCTTATCGTCATCCCAAGGTCTTGACGGTCTTTGGTAAGCACTTTCTTCCCATCTTCCGCGAGTTTTTGACTTTTCTACAATTTGAGCCATCTCCTCCTCATTAAACCCACCTTCTCTTCGTACATCCTCTGCTGTTTTTGGAAGTACTTCATACCTGTACTTCGCATCTGAAAAATCATATTCTTCCGAATAAGAGCAAGCAAAAGCATAAGGTTTTACGTGCCGGACTTTGATTTTTCCGTTCTCATCGAAGTATTCTTTGACTATCGCATAACCGAAATTAAAAATATCCTCTTTTATCCTCTCTTCAATCTGCTCGTATTTATTGTTATCAAACACAAGTTTCAAACCGTGTTCGACCTCGATTGCTGCTTGGTGCTTATAAGAAAACTCTCTTTTGATTCTTAACTCTTCCAATGACTGCGGTTCACCTTCTTCCATCCCGAGCATCTGAGCGATATTTGGAATGTCACCCAACTGATCCATCAAATCAATTTTGGCTTTCTGTTCAGCGAAGTAACTTTCTTCCTGATCTCTCGCGAGTGAATCAATCGCTTTTGCCGTGATGTTGTATTTTACTTTATTCAGTTTCCCGAGAGCTATTTTCTTGAACTTTGGGATAAAAGGAACTATCGTGTAGTCAAGCTGAATGAATCTTTCGGTTCTGTCGTTTGCGTCCTTTGGCTCAAATCTGGTCTGATAAGGAGTGATTGACTGATTTCCATTAGAGTAATCTATGAGTTTTCTCAGGTTTTCCCTACCGTGATAAAAAAAATTCCTGCCGACACCTCTACTTTCCTCATACGCCGCTTTAACGTACTGAAGAATCCATTTACTATCCTTTTTTGCAGGATCAATATCGTGCCTCGGAAATATTTGTTTCATTTATAAGTATAAAATACGTCTTGGATGTCAAGATAATCCTCTTTTTTGGTTTTTTCAACTTTTGACATAAATCTATTTGCGGCAATCAGGTTATACCCCGATGTCATGCCTAAGTCAAACTTGGTTGTTTTGTTTATGTCAAACTTAATCCACTCCTCAATAAGATCAATACTGTCCTCGTTGTCGATACAATCTTCTATATACTGAAGGGTGTGATTGACTATCTCCAAATGGGAACCGGGTGTTCCGGGAATACCGGGTTCTTTTCTACCATCCAAATGTATTAAAAATTTTGAGAAATTCATATCAAAACGATTTCTGCCGTCGCACCACTCAGCAAACCCCGGCTTGTTGTTTTCATAGAGTATGTCACCCCCAAAAAACCAACATGCCATTATTATATCTTCATAAAGAATTGAAGGTGTTTTTGGTCGGTTGGCGTAGGTCAAGACAAACTTGTCTGAGTCAAACGGAAACCTGCTGTCAAACTTTCTAAAAGCCGAAATACCGCCATTAGATTTTCTTCCGTCTTCGGTAGTTTTATGATCGAAAGGGTCAGTTGCCAAGCAGAATCTCATTTTGTTTCTCGGAATAGGCACTGTGGTTCCTCCGACTTGGTTCCATAAATTAGGGTCGCCCAAGTCAAGGCTTTTATGCAACTTGAACTTACCGTTTTTCTTTTCTACGAACACCACCCCTTTCCAAATATCATTCGGGTTTACTAATTTGAAATCTCCGGTTCGCCATTTTGATTCGATTGTCGTCAGTATGTCATATCTATCTTCCAACAACTCCAAATTGTAATGACAATCCTTAGATTGAGGTCTGAACGCATCTTTTGGGGACAACGGGTATTTTCTTTTATAATCAGAAACAGCTTTCTGATCTCCACCTAACCCTTGGATTGTGTTTAAGATAGTCTGCTCGTTTTTTAACTTATCGCACTTCCCGTATTTATCAAGACCTCTAGTTTCGGCAGCACTGATAAAATACCTGTAAAGCCCTGATTTGGTATGCCCGTTACTATCTCTTTTCTCAGGGTCAGAATCATCCCATAAATCCATGTAACACTGAAGTTTACCTTCAATTTCTTCTACAGTCGAGGTCAGAAGAGCTTTCCCTATTATTCTTTCGGTAATATTATCAACCAAGCACTCTTTTACAACCCTAAATCTTTCATATATATCTACCTCTTCAGTTTTAAACACCTCGTCATGGAGCATTGTAATCATTTTTTCGCCATCATACGCGTATAGTCCTGATGGTCGGAAATCAATAATAGATTCTAGTTCAACCTCCTGCTCCACAGACTTCCCTTTTTGAGAAGTATTAAAAAATCTTATTTCTGATTTAGGAATAGTACCGGAACTTGTGTCATAAACAGGCTTGAAAAAATGAGGCAGTTTCCTGAATTGAGATACTATCGCCTTGCCAAAAACCTTTTTACCGTCTTGGTTTGTTTTTGATTGTATTCCGGCGTTTGAATGTGGGGTACGGCTTGCGGGTTCGTATGTGAAAACACCGCCGACATACGTCTTTCCACAACGCCTAGGTCCCATCTCTACCCTTCCGTATGAGCGAGGGTCTTGCGCGCAGTATTCTAAATGGTAAAATCTTTTTCTATCATAATCAAAGTACCAAGGATATCCAACATCAATCGGCCACCAATTAAGATAAAACCAATGAAGCCCGGTAATGTAGGTCGGTTCACCATCGTTGTAAAACCAGAAGCCGTTCATTCTCTTAAACCAATGCTCCTTCCTTACTTCCTCACATTCAGATATTACATAATCCCTGTTTCCGGTTTCTTCGATTATCCTTTCTTCTTCCTTGCGCTTTTTGTCGTACCAATCCGGCAATGGTTGTCTTTCCCAAAATTGATTTTTCTTATTGGACGACCTTGAATAAACACCTGTTTTAACCCACTCACCTGAAAAATTATCATAAACCCAACCAACAGGAGGGATATTAACTATTAAACCTTGTAATTCTAACTCCGATGAGTCTTTGTGCTTACGATACATGAGCCCAATTCCTTCTATTTACCACTAAAGTTACGCAAGTTTGCGAAACATTAAAGTGATCTGCTATTTGTTGCCTTGTGTATTTTTCAGCCATCTTTCTAATTTCCCTGACTTTTTCTTCATTTAGCTTTGCACCGCCATGAATTTCTCCTTTATATACCTTTCTTAAACTGTTTTCAAACGCGTGTATCGCATTAAGACTAGCATTACACCATTCTAAGTTTAAGTAATGATTGTTTTGTTTATTTCCATCAATATGATTCACTTGATCCAAACCGTCAACTATATCTAAAAACTGTTCAGCTACCAACCTATGTACGGAAAAACTAACCCTATTATCATTTTTACTCAAACTCACGACCAGATATTTGTTTCCCCTATCACTCATTGCGAGAATCTTTTCCTTATGAACACTCGAAAACCCTGTTGCTCTCTTTATAACCCTATCTATCGACTTAACCCGACCAAAACTACTTACTTGATACATTCCTTCGTACCCATTAATGTCTTTCCATATTTCTTCCATAAAACAAACCTGCCCCACATCAGAAGGTCAGAGGCTTCATCCGCGAGGCATTTGGTTTTTAAGTTCTTGTTATCGCTCTGACCCGATGTGGTAAATATATAAATAATTTTCATAATCGTGTAATAAAAAAACCCCAATTCAAAGAAAAGGGGATTTTTGATTGTGTATGTCCATTAACCCTACTTTAATTTCTTTGCCACTGACTCCGGTGAAAACCTCACAACCTCAACCACTTTCTCTTCCAAAACTTTATCTCCGTTGTAGAACTTTTCGTAGAGCATAGTCAAATCAGCATCTACTTTCATAATATTCTCACGGACTTTTTCTTTTAAATTAAGTGTGGTTACAAGGTCTTTATCGCCCTTTACATCAAACGTATTCTGCATTAGAATCGTGGAATATTGTAGAAATATTGATTCGTTCTGACAAATAATAAACCAAGTTCTGTCGTTTTGAAATCTAAGAAACTCGATCACCATATTGATAAAAACAGGATCGGTCATTTCAGTTACAAGCTCTCGGTTTACTCCCGATTCTTCAATGGATTTTTCCCTTCTGATTTCCAAGTCGGAGAATTTCTTTAGGAATGGGCTAGATTTATCATACATGAACAAAATATAAAGCGCTTTCGAGTTGAACACCTGAGCGTTGTTATCGTGTTTTTTCCAAGACGGCAATTCATTCATCTTTGGATTTGAAAGCCTCATATCCATTCCTGAGCCATCCAATTCAAAAGCAAACTTCGCTTCTAAAATCCAATTAGGAAATTCTAATTTTACCTTTGGGTCTTTGAATTCTTTTGTTTTCATTGTCCGTTCTCCATTTTTTCAATACACGCAGCATACCCACAGATATCTACCAAGTTGTCACGCTTTGGTTTATTCATTTGCCGGGCGACCTTCAGCTGAATCATGCACAAAACAACTTCTTCAGGAGTAACATCTTTTTTCAAAACAGCACTCCACAATTTAGCGATAGTCGTAAAACTTTCGGTTACAGAACCATAATCTTCCTGCCTGTCGCCGTAAACCAATTTTTGAGCCTCTTCGGTTATTGTCATAATTTTAATTTATTTATATTTGTCCATGCCTGATAATAAAGAAGAAAAAGCCAAACGAAAGAAAGCTGTTGCTTTGGTTGAATACAAACCAAACGAGCTTGGTGTCCGGGATGAAGCATTCGTCACTGAAGGAAATAACCTTAAATCTTTCTATGCCAAAAACTATCCCGACACCGATTTGGAAGTAATACCTTTTTATGGTCAAGATGAATTCAATTCCACTAAAGAGAAAATCAAAGGCGTTGAAGATGTGTATCTCATGGGCCATATGGGTTCCCGTATCGGTAACGTCCCTCATGAAGAAATGGCTAAAACCCTCAAGGACTCCGGCGCCAAGAACTGTACGATAGGCAGTTGTTCTTTCGAAGGTTACGCTGATATATACAAGAGTCAAGGATTTCAAAACCTTAAATGGAGAGAAAAAGAACCTTGGCTTGGAGTTTGGGATAACGCCAAAGATATTGATTCCGCTTTCTTCGCTAAAAGACTCGTTCCTAATCCCGGTCCAACAGATCAACCCGCCAATGTCACCAAACCGGTTCAGGGAGTACACTTCAATCGAATCTTCAACAGACCCAAAGAAGAGGCTGTTCCGGTTCCTGCTAGACCAAACCCTGCTTTTTTCAAGTAGTCTCATACCTTTTCGCGTGTTTTCTACAGAAATGTTTATTAGTCGGCATTTTTTCAGCACAACACACCACACATCCAAATCCTTTTACATCTACTTTTCTTTTCAGTTGGTGTAAAATCGCAAGTGTAATTCCCATTTGCTTTCTCACAGACTGAATCGAATACCCTGACTGAAGAAGCTCAGTCGCATGGATTAGATTTTCAGACCTCATCGAAAATATCATCTACTATTTCAACTATTTCTTCAAGTTCCTGAATCAACGCGTCATTCGAAGCTAATCCTTTGTATTCGAATTTTGCGTTACCGAGTCTTGCTCTGAGTGAAGCCTGTAAATCTTCAACCCCGTTCCGATAACCCTTGATTCTTTTCGACTGAAGCGCTATTGTCAGGATCAACAAACCTATTATTACGACTATGATTAATTCCATCTCCTAAAGTTAATTAACATTGTTAATCTATCCAATACCTCTTTACTTTTTTTTGATTCGGAAGGGTTACAAATTCCGACTTAATCTGAACACCTTTAGCTTTAAGTTCAAAGCAACGCGCACCAAGCCTAAAACACCCGAATAAATTCAGCGCTTCCAACGGTGTTATGCTCTTCCCTGATTTCATGTAAGCAAGGATCATTTGGTTTTGCGATTCTTTCATGGTTCGAATTTTATAGTCACATCATCATTCCAATTCGGATTCTTGAATCCTGCGAATTTTTCATTCCAGTAGTTCTTGATTTCTTTCAGAGTCTCTTCCGGTAACAGACTTTTCAGCGCGGGAGGCAGACTTACTTTCTTTGGAGGCTTGTCGCCTTTGAGTTTGTCTGAGACATAATCGTGCAAAATCCATTTCTTAAACGCCGGACGTTTGAGTGAATTTTCCTGAATATCTTTGACTGCCATTTGAATATCGGCATTCACTTCTTTCGACACTACTTCGATATCACAGATCACTTCCTCCAAGAATTCCCAATCGGTTTCCTGAGCGACTTCCCCGTTTTTTCTTTTTGCCCGGAGCATAATCTTCATCGCGTCTTTATGACTGACTGATAAAATGTAAGCAAGCTGTTTTGATGTGATTGTTTTCATAGTTTTTGTTGTTTAAAATGGCGAAGGTTTATCGAAATTGTCTATTCCTGAGCTATGAAAGCGATCAGGATGATACACTTTAGCAGGCTCTACTTCAGGTATGTTTGGTTTTATCCAATCAGTCATTTTTCCGAACTTACCCAAATATCTAGCGTCAACCGTCTCAACCGAACCGTTTCTGTGTTTTGCTATATCGACTTCCATCAATTGATGTGTGCTAGACCCGTCTTCCCTAGTATTAAATTCATAATATTCAGGTCTGTATGGAAAAATTACTATATCTGCATCCTGTTCGATACTGCCTGAATCTCTAAGATCAGACAATACAGGACGTTTGTCGCCACCCCTAGTTTCAACTGCTCTTGACAACTGAGACAGTGCGATAACAGGGATATTTAACTCTTTCGCCATCAGCTTTAGACTCCTAGAAATTTCAGAAACTTTATCATTTGTTGTCTTTCCTTTCCCTAATGTTTCTACCAATTGAAGATAATCCAAAACAATCATGTCAATTTTTTCTTTCAGCTTTAACTTCCTAGCACTGCTTCTCATGGTGATATGATTGATACCCGGATCATCTACGACTATCGCGTTGTTGGCTACTTTTGAAGAAAACATCGAAAGACTTTCCCAATCATCCTGATTAAAATTACCCGACCTGATTTTTAACCTTTCAATTTCCCTATCAACCGATATCATTCTGTTCACAAGTTGAATAGAACTCATTTCAAGAGTGTATAAGGCTGTTTTAAACCCTGCTTTAGCCGCATTCAAAACCAAGTTTACCGCCAAATCAGATTTACCCATTCCGCTTCTTGCTCCAATGATTATCAAATCGGAATTCTGCCATCCTCCCGTCACCTTATCCAATGCGTAAATCCCGCTAGGTATTCCCGTTACACCACTCGGTTTTTTAGATGCTGACTCAATTGCCTTTATAGCTTCAGGCAATATATCTTTCACATACTTTGATTTTCCTGAATTAAAATATCCTGAATTGATATCAATAATGGCCTTCTCTGCTTTTTCAACCAAAATAACCCCGTCAGAAGTGTCATCGTAAGCATCTCTCAGTAATGCTCCTGCCATTGAGATTATATCCCTCTTAATCGCCATCTCAGCTATTATCCTAGCATGAACCTGAATATTGGCTGCCGAAGATACCCTTGATGTCAATTCAGTGATTGTAAATGCCCCACCCGCTTTCTCTAGGTTCCCTGCCCTTCTAAGTCTGTTTGTTACAGTGAGCAGGTCAATCGGCTCACTATCGCAAAACAATTGAACTATCGCCTCATAAATAACCTTGTGAGACTCTTTGTAGAAACTATCCCGGCTAAGTATTTCAGAAATTTCATTTATAGCATCTTTTTCGAGCATCAAAGCTCCCAAAACCGCTTCTTCCAATTCAGTTGCTTGTGGGGGCAATTTTCCAATACCTTCTACTTTTTTATCTCTCATTGCGGGTTCCTGTTTAATCTTTTTGGCATTGAGACTACATTGCTTGCTTTAGCATCATCTTTGGACCAATCCTGTTTATTCCAAGAACCGTCCTCATAACTTTTTTCAACACTGCCAATGTAGGTTGTCCAAGAATGTTTGTACCCGTTTTTATCTTTGAATTTTTTATAAGCCAAAAATTGCTTTTTAAAATACTCAGTCTTATTTGAAATCTCCATGTACCTGCAAAAATTGCCTATCTTGATAAAATGTGCCGGATGATACATTTCTGAAATACCGAAATACTCAGCAACCATTTTTGTTGTATTTTGAAGATCGTCAGAATCAGAAGGAAAAACGAATGTTTCTATTTCATTTTCTTTACTTTCCTTTACTTTCCTTTCCTTTATAGCATTGCCTTCGGATTGCTTTTGCAATGCGTTCGCATCACTTTCGCTTTCAATACCCTTATTCCATCTATACAAGGCACTTTCTCTTGCTTTTTTTGACTTCTGATCTCTGAAATCCATCCTCCTTAAAAGGCTTTCTGACCAAAATAAATCTGCTTCAACCACGAATAAACCAAAGTCTTGTATTACACTTTTTATAGTTTCGATATCCTCATGCAATTCAAACGCTATGCGTTCGCATTGCAATCGCATCTTATAATTGCTTTCATCCCTAAGCATTTCTATTATAGCCCAATAGATTCCATATCCCCGCATTCCGTATTTCATTCTAAGATTGATGATTTTACTGTCATTCCTAGAGTTACTGTCATGAGAAAAATAATAGGCGTCCTTCATGATTTCTGAGTTTCTGGCTTTGGTAAGACATCAAAATCAACGATCCTATTAACCATTAAAGACCTTGATTTATGGTCGAAATGATGGATTTTATGTGTAAAATACTGAGGGTTAAACAGTATGTCTTTTAAAGATTGGGTGAATCCATAAGCTGTTTCACAATAGAATTGACTATACAATTGCTGAACTTCAGGATCGTCTTCAAAAGAATCATCAAGCTCTTCTATTTTTTCAAGAACAGCGTAATGATCTGCATTTATTTTTTTACCTGTAAGCCTGAATATTTTGTAGCCCTGATTTTTTAAAACAGTATCCCTTATTTTATCCTTTTTTACATCGTGAAATTTTTCCCCGTCACACTCAATGATTATTTTTGTCCTTGGATTACAAAAATCAGTCATATAATTCAACACCGGATACTGTGGGTAAAAAACCAATCCTTGAATGTATAGATTGTCCCAAACAATTTCTTCTATCGGAGACAATCCGCCATGATCTAAAATAAACTCCCGAATCACATTCTTGTAAGACCACCTAGAATCTTTTAATATCTTCGGGGATAAATCTTCGTAAAATTCTCGGTAAGCGTTTAATTTTTCTTTCCAGTCCATTCGGGTGAATTTTAAACTTTGTTTAACTTTTTGAGAAAATTTTTTAACCACAGTAAACTAACGTAGCTCCGTTTATCTTAACGGTAGTGAGTTCGCCTGCTTTTACTTTTTGACTTATTCTTCCTTTTGAAAGCCCGACTTTCTTAGCGTACTCTGTTTGGGTGTAGAGTTTGCTTCTGTCGATTTTAAGTGAATCCATATTTCAATATTAAACAAAGTTTATGTAACGACAAAACATTTCTTAAAGATTTTCTTCATACTCATGGGTAATCTCACAAGCGTGTCCGGTGTTTCGGATTGCCTGCATTACTGCATTGAAGAAATTCAGTCTATCGACAGGATTCGGGATATCAAAAAAGAACACGCGCCCTTTTTTATAGAGATACCCATTGGTGTCATTTAGACTTTTTTCTAGTCTTCGAAACTGCGCTCTTTCTGCTTGAAAATTCTTTAGATTCAGGAACACCTTCATATTCGATCATTCTCCCTCCTTTTGTTTCGACTAATTTTAGCATTCCTTTGTTGGCAAGCTGAGTAATCCAGCTTCTCGATTTTCCGATTGCACGCGCAAACTCGGCAAATGTCCATAAGTTCTCTTTTTTCATCCATCAAAGGTAAACAGTGTTAATGATTAAATCAACGATTTTTCTTACTTTCCTGATACTTTAAAAATCCCATAACCAAAGCGGTCATTGATTCTTCGCTCAATCCGATGTTTGTGTAAGCGACACCCCGGATATTAAATGATTTCGATGTTACAATCCCTTTTCCGACAAAGTTTTTAAACTCCATCTGAAAAGCTCCGTTTTCTTCGACTACCGTAAACCCTTTGTTATGTGATCGGTACTTAAACCCGTTTTTATAAAGAATTGATTTTGGTTTTTTCATAAATCAATAAATTTTTATGATAAGAAAAATATTGAAATGTAACACGCTACGACCAATATTACAACCACAATAAGCATTATGTCCCAAACCCCATCTTCAGTTTCCATAAACATCTCCCAATTTAAATCCATGTCCAGCCGGCAAATAGAAAGCATTCACAGCCCTTTTATCAGTCGGGACGTACTTGTAGATACCATTCTTCTTTTTCTTCTTATACGTGTCAAATTCAACTGTAACGCTGTTTGCATCATAGTGAATTACCCTACCATGTTCCGATGTGAGGATTTCACCCGGAGAACAGGAAAACAGAAGTATTACAATCAATACCCAAGCAATAATTCCCAAAGGAAACATTGCCTGAATACCTATTTGCTTTTTCGTGTAATTGTACCGCAAGTAGCGGTAGTAGAGGTTAAGGAGTTTCATTTTGCATTAGTTTTTCGTGCAGTGATTCCCAATATACATGTCCCTGTTTTGTTTCTTTCCAAACAAAAGCGTCTCCAAGAGCATCAGATAAGAATTCCGCTTCTTTATTCCCTGTATAGGGAGTGTCTTTTTTACAATTCTCAATAGCCTCACTTCTATAAGGTTCATCAAGTTCTTTAAGCCATTCAATTACTTTTTTCATCCTACTTCCTCTTAAATATACCCAAAAACTTTCTTTTCGGACAAGTGGAACATTGGAACCTTTTGTTGTTCGCTTTGTGATATTTCCGAACGTTGTCGTTCTTGTACTTTGGTATTTCCGTTACCGTAGTGGCTTCCAAAGTACTCGCATGAGATGGTTGGGTGTTACACATGAACACAAGCGCAAACAGGATATATACAAGCCATGTAGCGTTATCCCATGCTGATTTTTTCGATACTTCTATTTTTGTTTTCATAGTTTTGGTTCGTTAATATTTTTTACCGTGTTTGTGAGGTCTTAATTTGTTGTACCTTACCTTGGCCCGAATATGCCTTTCAAGATCAATTCCTTTGAATGCTGCCAAATCCATGACTCTAATCATGATGTCAGCGAGTTCATCTTCAAAAGTATCTTTGCATTGCTCGGTAAAGTTTTGCTTAAAATCTTCCCCGCTTACCCATCCTAGCAATACATTGAATTCAGAATCATTCAAGTTTGCGTGTTTACCATGTCTATCTGCCTCAAGAGCTTCGCTTGCTTCCGAATGGATTAAAGCAATCATTTCGCCGATGTTTTTTGGACCATCGTAAAAACCTTTTTCTTTGTTGTTTTGATGGATTTGTTTTGCTAGTTCGTTTATCATTTTTGAATACTTTTTAATAGTTCCTGTTTTTTGGATTCTAGTACTCGCTTTACTTCGCTTGCCGTAAATGGCAATCCATGTAAATAAGTACATATACCTAATTCCAAATCCTCAGATATCTCCTCAATTTTTTCAGGTGTTAAAACTGCGTAGTTGCCTTTCATATCTGTTTTGTTAAATTTTCCAGTCTAAATCAACTACGCACATCCCTATTCTTGGATGATATTGAATAGCGCATTTGTATTTGTCTGCAAGTTTTAAAAATTCATCATAAAACTCCTTATGCCTATCATTTTGCATATTGGAATTAATATTTATTCTTTGACCGTCTAAGCTGGCTATTCTTAATCCTTCCAACATTCCAATCTCAATACCTTGAAACCAAATTTCCCTTACTGTTTTCTGATTGTATTTAGGTGTAAGTCTAAAAAAACCTTTTGTGGTAAAACTTGTGTCAACTCTTTTTAACCTTTGAATTTCATCAAATACCCTTGGATCATCTGGGTATTCACTTTTTAAGCATTTATTTCCTTTCATATCTTAATTATTAATGGGTTAGAAAAATACCGTCTTTCCGGCTGTCACGATTTTACCATTGTCAGACAATTGTTTTGCCTCTCATTACCTCAATGGTTTTGGGGGACGTTTACCTGATTATCCGTCACCATTCCACTATGCAGGGGAAAATATTTTAAAACAAGACGGCTGTTCAATAAATAACGATCCTAAATTTGTTTAAGGTTAGAGATTTAAACCGTCCTGTTTTGGTGGAGGAAGTAGGCTACGACCCTACGCACATATCCACTTACATATTGACTGTATTTATAAACCCTAATCAATATTATTCTGATTTCACTTCCCTTAAAGGTTCTAATCCTTCGTCGATTTCTTCTTCCTTCTCGTAAGGAAATACCTCTACAATCGGGCTTTCAATAACAGAAGGAACCCTGAATGAGACAAGCATATTGGAAAGACTCTTATGGATTCTTTCATAAGCCTCTTTCACATCATGCGCGGTAACAAGCATAAATTGATTCACCTTTTTTTCTCTACCTGAATCACCGTCTGCGACTATGTAAGTCACTTTGCATTTGTGCCAGATATCAATGTCTTCATAATTAAAAACATCAACCAAGTTGGACTTTATAAGTCTAGTGACCTGAAAATCTCCCCGAATTACACTTCCTAGAATATTGTACATTCTAGCCTCTGCTTCAGTGTGCGAAACCGCGTCCACTAAATACTTTTCGCTTACGTTTCTTAATAAGCCTTGTTCTGTTTCTTTTGCATACTTTACAGTTGCTTCAAACCAAATTCTCATGCTGATTTTTGTTTTTTAGTGATGTATTTATTTAAATTCTCAGGTATCGGAACGCCTTTTTCAATCGCTTCCGATATAAGATCGTAACTTTCTTTTACCAAGTATCTTCCGGGATAATCTTCTTTTGAAAGTTCATCTAATTTCTCGATGATTTTTTCTCTTTCTGATTTAGTTTCTTTCATATTCCAAACTTAACAATGTTAAGTGATTTATCAAAATATTTGCCGAGATATTTTAAATCCCGGCAGATGGTTATTTATTTAAGTATTCTTCCATTACTTTCATCAACTCCCTAATTTCGTTAGGTGTGATGTCGGGCATTTTACTGAATGTGAAAACTATTTCATTACCATGAATTGTTTTCCAATCAACCTTGATCCTTTCAGGTAGCTTTGTAGCCCATTTGCCTTGTTGGTAAAACAACACTCCCTGATAGAATAAAGAATCTGTTTTTTTGTCGTAATCAATATAGTTGCTTTTACCGCAGTGCTGTGGGATTTCATTGATAGAATCGTTAATTGAGAATTTATCTCCTTTGTTTATTACAGGAAACTTCTCAAAAGCAATCCTTTTCAGTTGCTCGATGTAGGCTTGTTCGTTGGATGGTTTTATGTCTTTTTTATACATAAAAACAACCGATCCGTTTTGATTGAAATATCGAACCTCATCATCTGTGATTCTGTGAACTTTGCAGATCGGCCAATTTGTACCACCTCTATCAATAAATTCAACTCCATCCCAAGTATCCTTTTTCTTCACCGCGAATACAGTTTCATTATTAAACGAAACATTGGTAATAACCTCAAATTCGGTTCCGTCAAGCATTTTTTTAAGTGTTTCTAAGTCTGATCTTTTCATTTCTTTTCAAGTTTAGATTTTAACCATTCGATTCTGTATGAAATCTCGCCGGACGGCCATAAATATTCCAACGGGCTTTTATTCATAATCCTAGCCTCTTCTTCAAGTAGGTTATCCAAGTAGTTGTACTCATCTTTGGAAATAACCCTTTGCTCACATAAATAAAAAATCCACATACAAAGTCCGTAAGGGAACGAGTCCTGTCTTTCCAATATTACCTCAAGCAGATTTTCCCGGATCATATTGGGTTTCCTTCTACGTTATTTTCTTCAATATTCCCGAAAGGACCGAATGTAAAAAACGGACTTCTGTACTTTGGATTGTCGAATATTCCTTTGGATTCGTTTTTATTGGTTTTGTCCACCCATTCCTTCCAAATTTCGGCAGATGATTGTTCTTTTGGCTCCGTTGATTTTGCAATCAGATTCTTTTGTCTTTCGTGCTGATCCTGCATGAGTTTTGCATGACTTTCAGGAGTCAATCTTTCTGCATTCAAGTAAAGATCAATAGGGTGTTCGCTTTCTATATCGGTTACGAACCTATTTTCAGATTTTACTTCAGTTACAAGAGGACGTTTACCGCCCGCCATTGCTTTAAGCATAGATTCGGGAGAACCTTTTTTAACCTCTATTTTACCAGACACACTAACGCCTGTATTCAGAAGATCGTTAAATCCTCTTTCCAATTCTTCGGATAAGCCTTGTTTGTTCAGTTCTGTCAATCGAGCGTTTTCCATTTTCAGCGCCTTGATGATTTTACGCAATTTTTTCTTTTTCATAATTCAACTTCTTTAAAATTCAGTTTTCCGTTTACTTTTCTGTCACAAATCCCGACATGCAATTCAGGAGTTTCTAGGAACCTGAGCAATACAATTCCCTTTTCCCGGCATTCAGGATTCGGGTGCATGGATATCTGAGAAACTGTGAGGACCTGATTCTTTTTTGGATATGTAAATCCATAAATCTTTTTGAGTTTTTTAAACCCTGTCTGTGTAATTACTTTACTTCCGATGTGTATCATTTCAATTTATCAATTATCAATCCTTCCTCGAAATAGCTTTGATCGAATACCCAAAAGTGCCATTCGAATAGTTTTTGTATGTTATCCCACGTAAAACCATTTATACCATAATTTAATGACATTTCAAGATGATCTTTTGAGGTTATTCCTAAATCTTTTTCAAAATCAGTATCAATCGGATATAACCTTTCAGCAGGCACAAACCCCAATTCAGGAATGAACTTGTCAAGGTCGGATAAGCGGTACATGATTGGTTTGATGTAATCATAGGATTTATTCATCGTTAAATACATGACTGTTGCTTGATCCAATGATGTAACTCCTATATCAGTTCTACCGTTTCGATAAGTATATGACTTTTCAATCTTCAACCTTGTGCCCAAATAATTCTTTAACTGTGCTAATTCTAGCTTCTTTTGCATATTAATTAATTTACTTAACAAAGTTAAGTGATTTGAAATAGAATGCAATAGGGGATGGGGATTATTTTACAAAAGATATTCTAATCTTTTCCAATATCTCATCGAATTCTTCCTGAGATACGTGTTTGGGCTTGCTGATATAAACCAAAGGAGAAATTGAGTTGATTTTTCTCGAATGTCCCCAAATGATCCCGGACTTAATCCCGAATATCTTATTTTTATTTCTGTCAAATTCAAAATCGCGGTATTTGTCAAAGATGGTCATTTGTCTGTGATGAAGTTTTTTATATCCCGAAGAACAACCATAATCTCTCTTTTCCCAACGCCGTAGAAAAACATAATGATTGATGACGCAAGCAATATATAGAAAGCTGACAGAAAGGCAAATTCTTCCCAATCATATAACGCTCTGTTCCCGACAAGAATGTAGACAAACGTCGAGTACAGACCGAAAACAACAAAACTCAAAAACGAGGTTATAAATAAAAACCTCACACATTGCATAAAGAATTCTCCTATCTTTTTCATATTCCGGCAAGTATCATAAATCCTCACTCAAAATATAAGGCATCAACACCCCAAACTGACCATCCTCGGCGCTAGGTGTGATATGGATTCCCGCCCTTTCCTGAAACCTCATCCTCAAAGCACCTCCGTGATGAAAACATTTCGAAATCTGATTGAATTTATTCGCATCTATCCCGATTCTGTTGATGTCAGCAGATTTATACCCGATTACATTCTCATATTCAGGATAACCGTTACCTTCAATTTCATAAGCGGTTTTCAGTTTGTAATCAACCGAATACTCCTCGCTCACGCAGGTAATCATTCCTTTTGAGATTTTTATCACAGGATGCTTTATAATCTCCCGATACTGCTTTGGATGGACTAAATAACCTTCCAAATCTTCGGAGTACTGCTCAAAACCACTCAATGACAAAGGTATTTTTACCAATATGTGTCCATCGGTGGCTACCATATTCCCTTTGTGGAAATAGATGTAATTCATAATCGGCCTCAATCTGTCCGTGCTACACGCATAATCAGGGCGTCCCTTGAAGTTAATTTTTAATTTTCCCATAGTTTTTATATTCCGGTAAATGATAATTGTTGTCCTTCTTTTGGTTTTTGATCTTCATGCCATTTTGCTACCCGATCAAGAATAATATCGTAATACTTCTCTTCTTTTTCCATTACAATAAAACCCCTTTCTTCTTCGAGTGAAGCGATAGCCGTAGTACCCGATCCTCCACAGTTATCAAGAACCACATCTCCTTTGTTTGTATAGGTCCTGATAAGATATCGAAAAAGATCAACGGGTTTTTGGGTAGGGTGTAAGGCTGATTTCTGTTTGTCGGATTTAAATACCTGAACACTTCTCGGGAATCTCTCTGTTGAGTCGTAATCCGGGATAGATTCCAAAATCTCCTTTCCATATAACCTATCATCCTTCTCGTTTGATCTCTTAGCGCAGTCTCTTCTATTCTTAGCGGAAGACACTTTTCTGACGTGCCCAAATGTTTTCTGAGGGTTATATGTCGGCAAATGTTTATAGAACACCAATACGTTCTCATGGGACTTCATCGGCATCTTCTTTGAATTCAAAGCACCGGTAGCGCTAGTTTTCTCCCAAATCCACTCATACCTGAATAATTTAGGCTCAGCCAAAACCAACATAGATGAAAAAGGCTGCTCTGCAGTCAGTACAATAGCCCCGTTTTTCTTGATTATCCTTTTGTAGTGATCCCAAAGCGGGACCATATGGATCATTTTATCCCACTTCGCCCTAGTTTTTTCATAAGGCAAATCACAAAGAATCATATCTACACTCCCATCAGGAATATCCTTCATTAATTCCAAACAGTCACCAAGCAGGATTTTATTCATAGCCTACAGATCAGTTCTTTGAGTTTGTCAGTGATTATTTCAGCGAATACACCATCAGTATTTCTCGAGGCTATATCAAGAACCTTTGTCAGCACAGCTATTTCATGAGCCGTTTGATTTCTTTCTCTGAGTTTATTTTCATAAAGCTCAGCTTCCGTAAATTTTGTGTTATTTTCCATAGTTGTTAAAGTTGATTAACAAAGTTAAGTAAATATGTTCTGTAAATACCAATGATTATGAAAATAAATCTGAAAAATGGTGTGGTAAATACTAGAACCGGGCAAATGAGAGTTAAAGAATTATATCACTCTCTACCTCATTTCCCCATACATCCCAACCATCATGTTTCTCTCGTGCAAATAGTTCAATTTTACTCCCAAAAGAAACCGCTTCTATCATTTTACGGAAATCATCAGGCTTTTTACTATGCTTCTCTACAGGTAGTTTTTTAATGTTATGCTCCAATGAACGAAATGCTTTTACCTTTCCCTTTACACCAACCAAAATATGTTCAGTATGCCCACGAAACCAATATCCCATTCCTTTACACCTTTCTTTGTGCCAAGTAATCGTCGTCTTGTATTTGAAGCCCCATTGCTTCATTGTTTCTAATGCTTCAGGCAATAGAGGATTGGTAGCCCAAAGGAAAAGCACACAATCTTTCTCACAAATTTCTTTTACGGGCAGACTCATAATATCAGTCATGGACATTGTTTTATAGTAATAATCAACACCTGACGAATACCCACTTCCCTTTGATCCACCCTTAGATGCGGTTGGTTCTTTAAAATTATAACTCCAAGGAGGATCAGCGTAAATCACATTATATTTTTTCATTCGGTAAATATAAGAATTACTTAACATTGTTAATTGTATTTAATTAAAATATTTATTGAAGACTGAATGTTTTGAAAAAGTGGTATATAGATAATAATGTGGGGCTAAGTCAATCTTTTGAATATCGTTTCTCCGGCATACCCTTTACTCATCTCCAATATACAGGTTTGGACCCGACTACCTTTAAAAGCACTTCTCGGCAAATGGGTTATCGACTTCAGCCCGAAAGCCATAATATCCCTAGTTCTTCGCTCCCCGTTTATAATGGTCAAATAAGGCATCAGAGCAATGATATTATCACTCATTCCCATACACCTGTAAAGAATATCATAACCCTGTTTCATAGGTGTAAATGGAGGATTCATTACAATCCAATCAAACCTATCGTCAGGCATAGAATTAAGGTCGTCAGGACATATTACCTCTCCGTGTGATTCCAATTCTTTTACGAGATTGCCCCTGCCCGGCGTAGGCTCCAATATTAATCCCGCTTTCTCAGGCAACAAAGAAGCCATATACCTACATATCCCTACAGGAGTCTGAAACTGATCTCCCCAATCTTTGAATTTTTCCATATCCGAAAGATATCAAATTTTAATGTATTGTAATAACTACTTTTTTGGTATTTAATTGGTTTGTTTATGTCTTTTTTGTTATAAAAAATGGTATATGGATTAGGGTTTGGGGTTCTAACCACCAGCCAACCGAACCGATCCCGAAAGGAAAACGGATTTTCTTTCTCCGGTGGGTCTGGTTTTCAAACTTTGGTTTTTGTTTTCAATCCTGTTTATTATCGAAATACAGATTAACTGCCATTAAAATACATTTGTAGTCCGATTGAAATTTAATAGTGTGTTAATTATCATAATTACCAATGATAAACCGTGTTCAGTAGAAAACAAATGCAACATCATTGCAGATTATAAATAAAGTACAATTTTCAGGCTATTTATGCAACACTATTGCAAATACCAAAGTGTTTTGTCGGGGATTTTCGAGACTTATGCAACATTGTTGCAAATAGATATTGATTGAATCTTTGATTAATCTAATTACTTTGTTAAGTACTTTGTGTTTCAAAGTTCTTTTTGTTTATATTTATGGCTTAACCCCACATAAAAACAATCTATTTTCCAAATTCTTTAAACTATGAAAAAACCCGATAATACATTTGATATCATATTTAATTGGGTTGGTACGAGTGAATTATTTAAACAATACGGAATGAACAAAGGTAATATTATAGTGTTTATTTTGATTCTAAGCTTATTTGAACAAAATACGATAGTAAGTAAGTATGACGTAATTAAAGCTAACAGAAGTAAAAAAATGACGTCACACGCAAATATTTATCAATTGATTAACCTTGGTCTATTATCAGCTAATAAATCAAACCAATTTTTTTCTAAATCTTACCTTTCGTTAACCCCTAAAGGACTTTTGCTTAAATCTCAGCTTAAGAAAGTTCTTAATTCCCCCATTGCGGGGAATGGTCCTAAACAATAGTCTATTTCTTTAATCTTTTCCTTTGTTCGGGTATTAATTCATTTGCCGAAATTCAATATTTACCGCTTATCAGGGATTTTTACCGCCAGTGTAAATTCTATTTGATTAAACCTGTTTTTAAACTTATTTCAATCATTCATTCAAACAATCTAAATATTATCAACCATGAAAGCAACAATCAGCGAACTTTGGGAAACAAGAAGAGAATTAATCACTTTCAATAATAGTGATACAGACAGGCCACAAACATTTGCAGAATTGAAAAAATGTGAAAATGTACTAATAGGCGATAAGATACCCTATACAAGAATGTACGAGGTCCTTATAGATAACAGTTTGGTAATGGTTGAAGCCGTTAAAGTTCATCACCCAATGGGGGGAATTATGAGTATTTTGGAAGTAATGTAAATTATCTTATCCCAAACTTTAAACCCTACTAGATAGGGTTTTTTTGTGCATTATTGATTCTGGGATTGAAATTTTTAAAATGAGTATTTGCCGGATTTTACCGCTCATGTAATTATGCTGCCGTTCATGTAAGTTCGATAGCTATTTTTTGCGCTGACTGCGATATTCGGGTATAATTTAAATCAAATAACCATGACACAGGATCAATTTAACTCCGCATTAAATGAAGTAATAACCACAGGTAAAACAACTGTATTTATTCAATACAAAGAAATTGTTGACACTATGTATAAAGTTCCTTTTTGGACTGAAAAAGAACAGATTGAAATTTATTCAACTGAATTGCTTTTACATGTTGTTAGCCATACTTCATATTATAAAATATCTATTTAGTCCATACTTAAACAACAAACCAATGAAAACTTTAAAATGTAGCCTTGATCCAAAAAACAGCGGGATTATCTACCAAACAAACGGAATTCCAATAAATGAAAATATGGGATTCAACGATTTTGAAAAAGTTTACCATGCAAAAAGGGTTTATCCTAAAAATTGGGGAATTGATCCTCAGGAACTTGTAATTAGACTTGTTGATATTGAAGGTGAAAGACCTTACTATTTCGAGGTTTAACCACTCATCAACTTATTAAACCATTCACATAAAATCAATTCATTTGCCCGATTATCAAAAGTAAATTTACTCAACATTAAAATTTAGAAATTATGAAAGGCATAACAGAAATTACAGTTGTTGACTATGAAAATAATGAGATTATGGTCAATGTTGATTTGGAGAAAAAGAAAGTAATACGGGTTTATTGCTATTCTGACTCAATACCTCAATTAGAATCGGGTAGATATTTGAAAAATTCACCGACAAAAAACAGTCTTTTTAGTAACCTCAATTTGTCTGATTTTAAAAAGTATGTCAAAGAGTCTCTAAAAAACAGTTACGGGATTATAGCAGTCTTAAACAGTCCTGAAGAAGAAGGTTATAGCGAATTAGAAAACAGTATTGTAATTGAATCCTTGCAAAATTTCGGATTTGATACAGAATATCAAATAGGTTAATCAAAACTAACTTTAAACCAATAAACTCAAAAGCAGACAGAAAAGAATTTGCAGTCCTATTGTACAACTACAGGTTAGCAATGCCACAGGCAGAAATTTATCCAAGCTCAAGACCTTGCAAAAATTGGAAAGACTAAACATTATATCCCTTATCGGCTAGACCGTTGCATTTGATTGCAGTAAGGGACAAAAAAGGGCATTTGCCCAAATTTCAAATCTAAACTATAAAAACCATGAAAAATTTAGGAATTCAAATTGCATTATTAATCGGTTTAGTCTCAGGTGCGGGATTATTCGCATTAATCATTTTCACAGGCTACAAATTAGCCGTCTCTAATGTATCAATTGATTTATTTTCAGGAATTTAAAAGGGAAAAGCCATGAAAAAGCAAGAAATTAAAAAATCAGAATACCGAAAATTAATGCAAAATGCAGGATTTAAGGTAAGTTTCAAAACTATTGGATTCTCAGACCTTTTGAGAAAATCCTCAGAAACTCAAATAATCAAAAACGAAAAAGGTCAGGAAATGCCATCTATTTTTTGCGGAGAAGAGCATTTGAACCAATGGAAAAAAGCAATCGAATTAAAAAACACCTTTCAGCCAGTTTAAGCCATGAAAACGAGCAAAAACACAATCTTAGAACCTGTTTTGATGGTAGATAGCCATCACGGAACTTATTCTCCAAAGATATTTTTGGAGACTGTAAACGCAGAAATTAAAAAGCAAATTCCAGCAAATCTCAGGATTGAATTAAGGAATCCAGAAGGAGAAAATTATTGGGATGCTTGGGATAAAGTTTTGGATATTGTATTCAAGGTAGGAAGACAAAAATTCTTTTTGGATTCTGTAGATGGCGATATATGGCTAATTCCTTTTTGCTACACTCGAACAAAGGAATACAAAGAAAACTGGCTATGAAAACCCTAAAAAGAATAATATCGGTCAATTGGAATGATTTAAAATCAATCCAGAAAGCAGAATTGAAAAAGTCACGTTTGGAAAACCTTGGGTATAATTTAGAACATACCCAAATTTCCGGAAATATCACAATTTTAACCTATTCACCGTCTATCAAATAATAATACCATCCATGTAAGTTCACTATTTTCTCATTTGCGGATTTACGAAATTTACTTAAACATTAAAACACATAGAAACCATGACAGCGAAAGAATTGAACCGAGATATTAAAAGACTAGGGGCAGAAATTTACAGAATGAGCTTTGAAGACCAAACCAAGTATTTTGAATACTTGGAAAAGGTTGCAAAACCTGAATTTACAAGGCTTTATTTAGCCGATGGAAGTTTCGAATATATGAATTTATCGAGTGTTAAAATTATGCTTCGCTTGAATGTTGCACACAGGTTTTATCCTCTTCATTTGTTCGGTATCAATATCAATTATTCAAAATTAGTATAACATGGAAAAGATACAAATCGGCCAAAAATACAGGCTTAGAAACGGCTTAGAAACCTCAGAAATCAGACTTGCAAACAATGGCACAAATTATATTTTTGAATCTGAAGTAATTGAACCCGAACATGAAACGCCATCAATAATGGCATGGAATAAAAACGGCAGATTTTTAGCCGATGGAATAGAAAGCAGACTTGATATAATTGAACAGACAAAACCATGAAAGCTAAAATCAAAACACAAAACTATCATTTGCTAAAAGATATCGGTATTCACGGAATCGAAAGCAGAAAAGAAGTGCAAGGGGATAAGCTAAAAGCAATTTACAGGCTTATCCAAAAGAAAGGCAAACCAATACAGACAACTGAAACAGGTTTGAACGGGGTAAAAGCCTTGGAATTTGGAGATGGGGAATTTATCGCAATGAAAAGAACGGGATATAAAACAGGCTGTTTTTATCCTTGCGCAATCAAAACAATTTTACTGACAGTTTTATGAAACCGACAATTTCAGAAATACAAACCGAAATACTGACACAAACAGGTTTAAAAACCTCAGTAAGTAAAGGGAAAGGAAGCATGAAAGGATATTTCCGTATTATGCCAATATTCCAAAATGGCACTTACCCAAACATGCCCCACGATTTTATTGTTCAGATGCGGGATAAATTATCAGTATTCGGGACGGAGGAAAAGCCAATTTTTTGCACAATATCAGATATTTATGTATTCGATTTTGCGGACGATAGACAGATTCACAAAAAAGAAAGTAAAGGAAAGGAAATTTCAGAAATGAAAGTAAAGGAATGGGGAAGTAAAAATTCTCAAATGAGATTGGATAAAACAGCCTTAAGATATGCCAAAAAAAGGAAAGGGAAGAACGGGGACAACATGGTTAAATACTGGTAACAAAAAACAACAATTTAAAAACAAGACTATGAAAGGACTAATTGCAGATATTTATCGAAGTGGTTATGATTGTCCCATAAATGTAATGAACGGGAAAAAATGGGTGACAATTATAGACAATCAAATTGCCGAAGTATTCGAAGCAAAAGAAGATTGTCCACCTGTTCGAATTGTAAGGAGACAATTAAATGGAAGTGAATACATTCATGCTGAACCAATGGAAAAAGGTTTTTACGCATTTGGAGGGACTTATATAACATGCTCGGACAGTAGGGTAAAAGCATTAAATAAATATCCAATCCCTCTACATGACAGGGATATGAGCAGAGAATAACCTCTTATCACTCCATTCTACCACAAATGTAAAATGGAGTGCTTAAACCAAATCATTTGCCGAAATTTCAAATATAAATCATAAAGCCATGAAGACTATACAAATCAATACTTACAAATTCAACGAATTAAGCGAAGAAGCCAAACAACAAGCATTAGAAAACCTTTGGGATATCAATGTTGATTATGATTGGTGGGAAGGAGTTTACGAGGATGCAAAAAATGTAGGTTTAAAAATACTAGGCTTCGATATTGATCGGGCAAGCTATGTAAAAGCTAAATTTCTTTGGAGTGCTGAAGAGACGGCTGAAAAAATCCTCAAAGAACATGGGGAAATGTGCGAAACGTACAAAACCGCAAAGGAATTTTTAAAAGACAGGGATTCTTTGGTTGAAAAATACTCAGACGGCATTAATAAAAATATTGTTGCAGAGGATAACGAGTACGATTTTGACAACGATATCGAAGAATTGGAAGATGAATTTTTGAAAAGTATTTGCGAAGATTATCGGATTATGCTTAGTAAAGAATATGATTGGAGGACAAGCAAAGAAGCTATTATTGAATCAATCGAAAGTAATGACTATGACTTCACTGAAAACGGAAAAATCTACTAGCCATGAAACGCAAATTAAATTTACTCCAGATCACCTTTGTATTAATTCCTTTTGGGATTGTCATTTGGTGGAAAATTATTCAAAACTTATTTTAAAACATAAAACCAAAAAACAGACGGTAATGAGAGAGTCCGAAAAATTAACAATCGAATGGCTTATCGAAGTCGTTTTGGATTATAGAGAAAAACTTAATATGAATGGAGGAAATGTAAATTCAATCCAATCAATAGACGATTCAATAGACTTGGTTCAGGTGGCCTTTTTGGGACAAATCCCAAGCGGAGACAGACAAGAGGAAATATTCGAAGATGGAACAGAATTAACCTTCAAAGAAGCATTGAAAGAGCTATTTGTTAGACTTGAAAATTCAGATTATTTCAATTAAACAAACAAACAAAATGGTAACGAAAAAAGACATTAAAGATTATGACTTCAAAAACATGGATCAGTATTTCGATTATGTACTTGAAAGCATTGTAAACGGACAAAGACAACAAGCGAAGAATTTAATCTCTTGCTTTTCCCAAAGACAACGAAACCAATTTGCCATGTATTTAGAAAATGGCTGTTTCTTTCCTTTGGAGCACAAACAAGAAGCAAAACAAATGGCATTTGCCGGAAATTGATATGGAAAACTTCAGAAAACAGTATCGGGATTTAGAAATGCGAGTTTTAAATGAACTCAGGAACAAGATTGAAAAATCAAAAAGAAAATCAAAGCATACAGGACAAAAAGCAATAAAGGTCAATGTTTTTGACTATACAGAATTAACGATCCGTGAAGACAATTTGGTTTTTCTTGATGAATATGGATACGAGTACTCAGTATTCAATGAAGTAAGTTTGGAGGATTTGATCAACATTTTACAAAAATAACCACTCAAACAGTCAATTTACCTTTAGTGTAATTCGCCTTTACCGCGAAAAATTAATCAATTAAATTAGAATCATAAATCATAAGACCATGAAAAATCTAGCAGAATTTAAAAAACAGGCAAAAATCGGAGTGAAATTAAACTCTATTTTCCACAAAGAATTTTCCCACAGGGAAGAATCAGGTAAAGTAGTCTATAAGGACATTTTAAAAGAACCAAGAGAAGTCTCTATTGTCCAATCCAATGCAATAGCTCTGAAGACCAAAAAATCAGACGGTACTATTACCGATTCTTGGTTTGCTTTTCCAAAGGCAAAAGAATGTGATTTTGTGGACGGTAAAATGATCGTCTATGAAGATGAGGATAAGAAAGATAAGGTTTTGACTTATTGGTTTGATTAACGGGAACCGAAAGAATATTTAAATTGGTAAGACCATGAAGACCGAAAAGAAAACCGATGGCTACAGCTATGCTATCATCAAAGAAAATTATCCAGACCTTGAAAGGCTGACCGTTTTGTCCCCAGAAAAAGGAGAAACAAAATACAATCCAAAGAAAAAATACGCAATGATTGTAAAAGGAGTACACAAAGACCACAGCGAATCAATCTATTTCATTGTGTATTCAAATGACTTGGAAAACCTCCACAACAGGGCTAAAAAATATCCAAGTTGGTATAATTACCCAATCGGATTGACAAAAAACATGCAAGGTTATATCAGAGAAATAAACTAAAAAACAATGGGAACTAAACATCACCAAGTCGTAATCGACAAAGAAGGAAACATGAAAATCGCACAGTATGGACAATGGGACGGATACCCTAGTGGACAGGGAGTGGACATCTTGAACTACTTAAGAGGTGCAAATCTTGAAAAGTATCAAGAGAATTTGGCTAAGATTCCTGAAATAACCAAAAAACAGGAAGCGGAAGTCTATAAAGATAAGAATTGGCCGACAAATTACCCTTACTTAAGCCGTAACTGTGGCGCAAAAATTCACCAAATGATTGAGAACGGCGGAGTGCCGTTTGTAGCGTATTGCTCAAAAGAAGAGGCTAACAAATGGTGCGAAGGGTTTTATACGATTGATTTCCAAAAGAATACTTTTACAGCTGATTATTACGACACCAAAAAGGAATACAGCCTTTCAAAATTACCGACAATCAAAAAATTCCTCAAAGATTTTACACAAAAAGAAGAAGATGACACCTTTTGAGATCAGTATTTGCCAAGAAGCCTTAACCAAACATTGGGGACTTAGAGATTCTTTTGAAGAATTGCCCGATGAGGCAATAGAAACACTATCCCAAATGACAGGGATAAGAGAGAAGTATATCCGTGAAAACCTAGACGAAATTTTATCATGAAAGTAGCACAAGAAATAAGTATCAAAGAAAGAGAGAGACAAGAGAAAGAGATTACAAGGCTTACTTACTATAATCCTAAATCTCAATCTAGGAAAAACAATCGAAAAAACACAAAGGCAAGACGGATTCAGTTTATCACCTGTGTAAATGACAGTGTTTTTCCTCCTGTATTTTGGACAAGAACAATTAAGCATATTGCAAGATAACCGATGAAAAACCACATTACAGCACTCAAAGAGTGTAAAAATTACAGAATCACTTGGGAGAATGAAAGCCTGTTTATGGAAGATAGGGCTTTACTCGAAGCACTCAAAGCATTTTCCGGACAAACGGAATTTGCCTACATAGTTGCCTTATACGGCGATATGTCAATCGAACAGTTCATGAGTAGGGTAATAACCGAAACATGGTACGAGATCAAAGAATTACACGAAAAATCAGGGTTTATTGTCACTACTGAAGCGATAGATCAATGAAAAAAGGAGACTTAATTTCAATCATCGTAGCCCTGATTATAATCTTCGGGCTTGCATTTCTAAAAACACTATGAAAAACACCACAAATTACATCAATCCTCGATATATCAGAGGTATAGAAATTACCGAAATCAATGAAACGGATTTTGAAATGTGTTTCCTTGGAAAATATGATAACGGTCAAATTATTTTGGGGAGAAGGTTTTTCCAAACCCAATCTGAAGCCGAGTCATTTGCTGAAAAATTAGGTTTTATTCTAAAGAGCGTAAAATGATACAGCACATATTCAGAATCAAAGGACAGGAATTATTCTTTTACATGAATGACAACGGAGATGTGGTATTCAGAAAAAAGGATGACGAAACCGAAATCTCGGCAAATGACGCAAAGACGGTATTCAACAAACTTCTCACTCAGATAGAAGTATTTGAAGCAGAACAACGGGACAAAAATTCATTCAGAAATCGAATCGCTAGAAAACTATTTAAAAAATGAAAAACAAAGTAGTAATCAAACTCAAAAACGGACGTGTAGAGCATGTTATGGCTTCGGGTGATACCGATGTAGCAATTATCGAAGAACACGCAACAGTAAGCGCAAAAACCATATCATTTGCCAAAATGGAGCCGGATTTCATCTTTGAGATCGGAAAAGCATTCGAGGCATACATGGGCAAAGCAAGGAAGTGGCTTGAAAATGAGAAATTTTAGTATCTTTCAAACAAAAACCATGAAAACAACACTTAATTCGACTAAGTTGACCATACAGCACTTCATGAAGTCAGGTCAGCTTTTCACCCACATTTATTCGGGTAATTTTCCCGATGCAGTAAGGGCTTTGGCTGAAATCAACGGATCAATGCCAATCGTTAGCCGTTCATCAAACGGTTCAGACTTCTTCAATTTCAATCTCATTCTAAACCTAAACTAATGATTGCAGACCATTTATATGACACAATCGGGAAGATTGATCATTTGTCGAACTCCGTAATTCACGCATGGCACTCGGATTTCCCGATGTTCGTCAGATACATCACCATTCACCGACAGACCAAAATTCTCGGTCAAATGGTAGGTACAATGGATAGTTTGGACATCTACGATACACTCAGGAGAGAAAAGAATCACATTTGCCGACAGTTTGAGTCGAACTTCAAAAAGAAGTAAAAAAATTTGTTGTAATAATTAACAATGTTAAGTAAATTTGGATCATGGATAAATTCGAAATAAGCAAAAAAATAGACAGTCAGATCACTCAGATATTCAGCAACAGTCAGTTGCAGGGATTTGAAAAGGCCGTGAAACTGGCAGACGGAGTAAATATGCTTCGTGAACTTCTTTCAGCCGACTATATGGCTTCGATTATGAAGTTGCAGGGTAGTAAGATTGGATTCAGGACTGACAAGGACAAAAAGCAGGACGGTACAAAAGGAGAAGGTTATCCTGTTGATATTGTAAAAGACTGTCTGATTGAAGCTACTTTGATCGGGCTTGAACCTGTGGGTAATCATTGGAATATTCTTGCAGGGAATATGTACGTGACCAAAGAAGGCGCTGAATACCTTCTGAATAAAGAAGGTGTAAAACATATCCTAAGATTCGGTTCGCCTCAGATTGACCAACAACAAAAAGTGGCAAGACTTGATGTAGAGGTAGAATGGACTCACGAAGGTCAAAAGAACAAAGAAACTGTTCCTGTCAGTACAAAATGGAACGCTTACACTACCGAAGACGCTATTCAGGGCAAGGCTACCCGAAAAGCGAGAGTATGGCTTTACAACCGAATCCATAATACTCAGATTTCCGATGGTGATATTACCGACATTCCGTATCAGGAAGTAAACGAGGTTATCACTTATGAAAACCTTGAAACTCTTTTCCATGAAAGAATCGAAGTATTGACCGAAGCCGAAATGAAACACGCTAAGGCTATCTTGGAAAACAAAAGAGAAAAGGATTACAAAAGGCTTTTCGATTTCCTTAACAGTGAAGAAGTAAAAGCAAGATAATGGGAATGACTACGAATATTGACCGTATAGGAAATGCTACAAGTTCTCAGATTTACCGATTGATGGGTACGCCACAGGTATTTGAAACTTACTTGGAAGAGTGTAACATGGAAAGGGAATTGATGAGATCGGTTGACAAAGAGGAAAATGCCCGACAACTGACTTGGGGGAAATTATGTGAAACTTACCTGTTTGGAAATTACAGTCTTTTGGGTCTTGGATACAGGGCTTCTGGAGATAAAACTAGAGTCCATAAATATTACAATTGGTGGTCCGGTTCAGAGGACGGAGAGTTTGAAGATGATGTGAAAGGAGTTTTGGAACTGAAATGCCCATACACAGTCAAGTCTTTCTATAAGTTCTCGAAAGCCATTAAAACAGGTAGCATCGAAGCGGTCAGGGATGTAAAAATCGGAACCTCAAAGGATGGTGAAAAATACTATTGGCAGATGGTTTCAAACGCCTGTCTTTTAGATGTTGACTACGCTGAATTTTGCGTGTATATGCCGTTTGAAATAGAATTGGATGCCATAAGAGAGGCTTCAAGTTTCATGGATAATCTTAACGACTACGCTTGGGTAAATTGGTCTAATAACGATCAGTTGCCGCATCTGAAAGTCAATGGTGTTTTACCAAACCTGAGTAAATTAAGATTCAAAGTGCCTCAAAAAGATAAAGATGCTCTTGAAATGAAAATGATTGAGTTTGGTAGTAAGTTAATTCCTTATCATTCTGAATTTCAACCATGAAACATCTACTGATTATTGTCATGTTTTTCATTCAGGTGAATGGGAAAAACTATTGTGATGGATGGAAAGAATCTTATATAGAAGGTTGGTGCTATCGTGATCCAAACTGCATAAAACCAATAGTCCCACCATGTCCTTTGCCTGAAGTGAATTTTAATACGTATCAGGACGGTAAGAATGACGGATTTTTAAAAGGCAAAAAAGACAGAAAAGAATTATGAAATTCAGACAACTAACATCAAAAGTAATCGAAATGTTGGAAACCGACCAACTTCGGAAAAGAAACAATAACATCTACTCAGAGGCAAGCAAAAAGACATTCTTAGCTTCTTTTAGGATCATTTTAGAAGAATCAGATGATTTTGAAACTTACCCGATTGGATGGGCTGATAATCTTCGGGCAAATCTCCAAAAAAGAGGAGTGGAAAAGACTACTGAGAATTTTTATTTGGGAATGTGCGTGTGGTTGTTCAAAACATTTGCCGATTTGGGATATCCGGTTGTGTACAGACCAAAAGACTTTGCAAGACAAAACGAGTCAGATGCAATGGTAATTCCAGACAACGAAAAGGTAATGGAAAGGATGTCAAGATTCAAGCCGTCCAAAACACAGGTAGAGTCATTCAAATACATCATAGCCGCACTTTATACCGCAGCAAGGTATTCCGACATGGTTTCATGGGATCAGTCGAATTTGGTCGAAAGAAGCGGTAAATTATACCTGTCTTACGTGCCAAAGAAAACTTCAAGAAGAGAAATCATTATTCCTGTTTCAAATGAACTTGCAGAATGTTTCAGTCCTTCGGGTAAATTATTACCACGGATTGATTATCAGAAATTGAACCGTGATGTCAAGAACATTTTCAATGATGCCGGTTTTCATGACACGGTAATCAGAAAAAGAAAAGTCGGTGACAAAATCGTGTCAAAAGAGTATGAAATGTGGGAGTTAATGGGTATTCACAGACTCAGGGCTTGCGCTATTACAGGTATGCTTGAATCAGGACTTACTGAGTCCGATGTAAAAGCGTTTTCTGGGCATTCTTATTCGTCAAAATCATTCGACAGGTATGTTCATCTTTCTACAAATCATTTGGATCAGGCTTATCAGAAATATCAGAATAGGTAACGTTCGGGCAGTTGATTAGTAAAAAATTTAAATCAAAAAAATATGTACAAAGAGCCAAAAGAACAAGCAAGGGAAATGTTTAACAAAATCCGATATATGGATGGTGAAAACAAAAACTGTACTACTTGTGATTGTGTAGTAAAACCGATTGTAAAGTATATGATTGGGTGTATATTAGAAGCTAACCCAAGCGGTTGGTTTAATAACGGATTTGAATGGGAGAAAGATTTTTTTACTACTCCTGTCAATGAAGGTTGGGTAGATGCAAACAAGTATTGGAATGCTGTAATGTCTATTGTAGACGGATGGTAGCCATTGCTTATAACGTTTGGTGGCTTGGCGAAGTACCGCCTAGCACAAATGTTGAATTATAGTACAAAGGCTTATGGCGGTATTTTGCCAAACCACTGTTATAAGCCGTTTTTTTCTTGGTTTGGTGTAACAATTTA